CCCGAGGTCCCAGGTCTCATAATCCGTAGCAGTCTTTGTCTTACCTTCAAAAGGAAGGTCGTCGTCCTCGCCGTTGACCAGCGCCAGGATATACTTCCGGGCCTTGACCTGGTGAGGCTGTGGACCCTCCAGACCGTATTTCACAATCTCACGGTCGTAGTCCGCACGAGTCTCGATCAAGGACGCGATGTGGTGAAGGTCCGCACGCGGCAACGTCGTGTACCCGCGCTGGCCGATCTCGACAATAACATCAGTCGCCACCGACTTCGGAAAATTACGCGCATAGTGATCGTGGAGCTTGAGGTACGACGAGGCCGTGATGGTCGCAGTCCGATTGCGCTTCCACATGGACTCAAGATGTCCACGGAGCGCACGAAGACCCGCATCCTTCTCCAGGCTCTTGCAGGCCTTCACGATCTGGAGCGCGTCGTACACGGACGCGACAGGCAGCTTGCCATTGATTTGCGCCGCGCCGTCCGCGAGGTGTTGCGCAAGACGTTGCTGAACTTGATGCGCGTGCGGCACGTTCAGCTGGAATTCGCTGGCTTGCGCACGTTCGCGAGCTTTGCGCCCCTCGATAGATTTCTTGTAGCGCGCAGCCAGCCGGTTGATCCCCAGGCCAGGAATTTCCTGGTCGCTGAGATTGGCCAGGTCCTGCATTACGTTGTGTCCGAAGCGAGTATCCATGATGTTGTCCTCGTTGGAGTTCTCTTTTCAATTTACCAACCTTAGCATAGTAAGGTTGTGCGGTTCTAAAGATGAAACAAAATTTCTTAGGCGTCAGGCAGGGCCAGGACGATCTCGCGAAGAGGTTGAATATGCCCGCACGCCTGGCACTCGGCCATGACGGGCAACGTGCCGAAGACTGTGCGAACCTGGGCACCGCAGCACAGACTCAGAATGTCTCGACAATCTTCGTCATCCGGATCAAGGCAATCGCCTGTCTTGGACTCGGGGTTGGATCCAGGATCGGACTTGGACTCAGGATCGGACTTGGACTCAGGATCGGACTTGGACTCAGGATCGGACTTGGGTTGCGCTTTCGTGGACCTGGCTTTTTCAAGGAGCTTCATGAGTTCCCCAACTTTTCCCCCCGAGGACGTATCTGAGCCAATGAGTTGCTCAACCTGGTCCTGAAGTTGGGAAGATGGGGGAGGGTTTGACATTACTTTTTGGCGGGAGAGATTTTCTTGGGGACAATCTTTACCCATTGTTCGCCGTAGGCCCCCAGATATTGCGACCAATATCGGGCACTTACCTCGTCTACCCCATTTTTCCGCAACCATGCGCCCGCCAAATCGGCGCGAACTCGCTTCTTGATTTCTTTGGTCAATTCAGCCCCATACGGGCCATAGTAGCCTTCGAGGATTGCCTTCGCTCGCGAATCAATCGCAATCCTGTGCGAACCCTCATCCGCAAACTCAGCGAAAATTGCGGCAACCTTGTGTCCGAGCGTCGGGCCATGGGCATTGGCAGCCTTGTGATGACCGTCCTTGACGGCATCCACCGCGAGCTTGAGCGCAACCTTGTCAGTGCCCTCCAGCTTGGCCAGGATCTCAGCTGCGACCACGAACGGCACGTCCAGGTACTTGCTTGCCATGCGAACCTTCATGCCGTCTGAGATGGCCTGCCGTGCTTCCTGGATGTTCTTGTCACCGAAGGCGCGCCGGAGTTCGTCCCACGTGTGGATACGCGGAGGAGCTTCGTCCCTGGCAGCCGCGTTGAATCTCCGCGATACCGACACGGGAATGTCATCCGAAAGCGTGGGGTCGTCTACAAGGTCTGCCCCGAAGATGCCAAAATAGGCAGCGACCGTGTCTGCCGCAGCCCTCTTGGACGCCGTTCGACGCGCATCCTTTTTTTGTTCATTGAACATGTTGTCCTCGGCTTTGCTCCGGCGAAGTCGCCTTCGCCCATCTTCACCCAACTCGGCATTCCACAGATGGTGGGCACTCCTGGTTGTTCTCTTATTTTGCCTGTTTTCCATAACTCACCTCAATAGTATGTATGTCCATCCCATGCGTCAACAGACTGCGGAGACTCCCCGCGAGTCATCTCCCCCTGCGCCTGCTCGGCCTCCCGGTCAGCCAGCCACGATTGCAACAATTTGACAATAGCGACCAACTTCCAATCCAGACAAAGCCCGGCCACGAGCGTCAACCCATTTGCAGCCCCGCGCAACAGGTTCGCCTGATACGAATCGTCGAGTGGGTTCCCCGCCGTCCGCCTGGTGGATTCCAAGTCGGCGACCATCGAACGCAAGAATTTTTCTTCACGTGGCGTCATGTGTACATAGTACCATGAATGTGTTTGGGGATTGTAAACTTGAAAAAAGTTAATACCCGGTTGCTGATCCGACTACAGATCAGCCAGGATCGACGCGGCTTCCTTCTGCCCGGCACGGGTCAGGATCATCACCTGGCGGTCGGTAGGATCAAATTCAAGGAGCCCGGAATTCCTGTAAACTTCGCGCCGTGTGTTGTTAGCTCGCGGAATATTGCCCCCGGCGGTCCGCAAATGTTCAACAAGCTTCGCTACCTCTACACGACCTCCGAGCCTGTGGAGGGTCACGAACACGCGCTGTCTGAAGTTTAAAGCCTCACGGCATACAACCTTTTGAGGCACGGTCTTCCGGACCCGCGAAGGCATGGGGGCGGCGCGGGACTTGGCTTCAGGCTGAGCCACGACTCCCGCAGATCGTTTCGAATGTATATCGAAATACACGGGAGTCTTGGCGTGCTCGAAATACACGGGCGTGGGCACGAGCGCAAATGTTCCGTCCGAAATCTGATCAATCGCGGGCTTCCCTCGCAAGATGGACTGGACAATGGGGATGGGCGCATTGGTCATGATCAGGTTGTTTTCAAGCGCATTGATGCACGCACAGTACCGCTTGCTCCTGATCTTCTTCAGCACGTAGTCATGGCGCGAGTACGATGATCTTGTAATGTCCAGCAGGTAGCACTTCTCTCCCCGCTGCTTACAGATGTGGGTGCGCCGGAACTCCTGGAACGTGCAATTGAAGTACCGCTTGATCCAATGATAGATGGTCACGAACGAAACACCGATGTAATCGGCCATACCACTCGCGGTCTTGAACTTGCTGGCCGAAAGGATCACATCAACAATGGGCTCCTCATGGTAGACCTGAGTAAGGAGTACCCGGTAGGAGTGTGCAGCCCTGCACGTATCGCAGAAAGCATAGCCACGGGCTCCACGTCGAAACCCATTGTCAGGCAACGACTGGGCACACCCGGGAGAATCGCAGAAAACAGGCATCACGCTCCTGAGTCGAAAAACTTCTTGATGTATGCATCCACCTTGAGCAGCGGTTCCGGCACGTACAGAACACCAGGAGCCTTGAACCTGATCATGTTGATATACACACCCAGGTTTCGCTTCAGCTGCTCCACGGTCTTCAAGTCCTGATCACCTGTCAGAGCCTCCTCCACGGACTTCTTGTCGCGTTCAGTGATCTTTGGATCATCCGTCTCAATCCGTTTCATGCCCGCAGGGGGCGCGGTTCCCGTCACTTCATCGAAGAAGTGACAATCATTGTACGGATGGGTCCCACCGGCCTGAACGCTGCTCTGGAACTCCTCTTGAGTTACCAAGTCGGTTGCTACCCCGAATGAAGGATGATCACCGGGGCACCGTTCTGTGGCCCGGATATGATCAACCGCCCACTGCTTCCACTGTTTCTTTTTCATTTTGAATCCATTTCACTTGAGACAAGATGCTCTCGAACATCTCGTCTGAACCCTGTTTATCAATCTTGTGCATCTTACAATACGTGCGCACCGCCAGCTGCTGCATGTAATCCCGGTACAGTTGGCCCTTGAAAGCCTGCTGGAACTTATCCTCGTCCTTCACCCCGAGCACAGCCATGCCGCGCAGGCGATCACCTTTGAATTGCTTGAGATGTTCTTCAATCATGCGCTCGACATTGCGATTGATCCACTCCTCGGGAAAGGCCGGGACCCTGGACTGCATCATGATCTGACCCAGGATGTGATCAGTTGCCGTCGCCTGCCTCGCGTTCTTTATGTACTTTTCATAATCCTGGTGAAAGCGCTTTCGAAAATCCTTCATGTCATCAAAGCCCGCGTCCTTTGCCAGCTCGTCATCGATTTCAGGTACCTTGATAAACTTGAGGTCATGAACCTTGACCACGGCGTCCACAGTCTTGCCCAGGACTTCCGGATCACGCTGGGGTTCGAACCTGGTTTCGAACAGATCGCCGCGCGCGTGCTCCAGCAGCGCGTCCTTCAGCTCGGGGATGGACAGGACGCCTACTTCGAGCCACTGGCCCTGGAATGTGCCATGTGCATAAGGCTCACCCTCGATGCTAGCCGTGACATCGAGAAGGACCTGGTGATCCATGGTAATGTCGGTGGCTTCCTCATCGGGTTCAATCACCCGGTACTGACGTTGAACCTCCTGCTGCCGACGCTCCCATTCTTCCTCCTCGGGCGGGATCGGCGGATGCTTTGCGCCCCAATTGAGAGTCCCCCTCATCTTCAGATCGGGCACAAAGTAGACCACGGCGACCAACTGAGGCCAGGGATTATCCTTGCCTGGGGGATAGTTGAACAGCTCCAGTCCCTCCAGAAACATGATATCATCCTCAACCTTGTCGGTGACGATCTCAGAGAGCACGGATCCGTAGAGTTTGCTGGGTCTGATTCGCTTCTCCAGCAACTTACGGGCATTCGGCTGCGCGCCGCCCTTCTCCTTCTTGGTCTTGATCTTGAACTTCTCAATGAGCCCAAGCCCGTGCTTGTCCCAGAACGCGTCCAGCTTCGCCTTAAGTGCCTCGTACTCGAAGTATAGGACTATCCGGTACGGGGGAGCCAGAGGCTCGACAATCATCGCAGGGGGCTCACCTGGCGTCTTTGTATCGTCTGATTGTGATTTCTGTTCTGGGTTCTCCGTCATAACCAATGTCTCCCTCTACAATTTTGCGACTATGTTGTTCTCGCAACAGTTTATCATCTACCAGGACCTGGGCCACCTTCAAACCCCTAACACCTTTTACGCTAATCCCCTGCATGGCGTCGTAGACGAATGCAGGGAGATTATCAAGATCAGGTTCGTGACTCCTACTCACATAAAATACCAGATTGGCAAAGATTAAGTAATCTATTGGTGAGGATCTCCCCTGGGCACAATATTGATCGTAAACCAGCCTCGACATCCGCTGCCTCGCGGCCTTCATGTCTTCAGCATGATCGACAAAAGCCCCTGTCTTTTGGCGGGGATTGCGGTATCTGATCTGTGTATTGTTCTTCTGAACCCAGGGCTTGCTGATGACTACGAAATGCAGAGGGTCGTCATCTTCGGGGAAGTAGATGGGGGTGGGCTCGGCCATCTCATTTGCAACATAGGCTGTTGAGAATCTGGTTCACACGCTCATCGTTCCGAAACCATATGTGCTTGACGATGTAATCCCGTTCGACGGGGCCGCGCGTCCACAGCTCACGAACATAATCCTCAACGTACGGACCACTCTGGATCAAGATGTCGTCGCCCTCGACACGGAACTCGATGGTGGCAAGCTCACGCCGAACACGCCGAGCCTTCTCCCCAGCCTCCTCGCGCCGGGCCTGTACATTCGGATTGGTCATTCCCAACCCTGCTTTTCAGCCCACCAATCTAGAACAATGAGGTCACCCTCGGTTCCGACCTTGTAGACTTCGCTGTCCTCATCTATCTGGCTCTGGGGGACCCACACGGGTTCGTCAAAATCCGATGCCTCCACCAAAATCGCTTTTTCCGTCTCCCTGACACACTTGGCGTTTTCAATCCTCATCAGGGACCCTCCTCCCTGTTCCTTCTCTCCACCATCTCTTTGAGACCTTCTTCGACGGAACGGCAATATTCCGGACTGTCATTACAGTCTGAACAGAGAGGCTGCGTTCCTCCTTCAACAAAGACCTCCCAACCTGAGTCGTTGTCGGGCACCACTGCCTTGCCGCAATGAGCACACGTATCTTTAACTCGCTCTTGATCTTCGATCCCCGCTAAGATATCCTCTTCCATCTGACCCCTACTTACGCCCCAACGGGCGCACATTGTCCGGATGAAGATCCGAGGGCATCTCAGAAACGATCTCAATATTGGAGTCCTGAGCCTGGATGGCCTTGACCGCCTTTTCGTACTCCTCCACAAGCGCCATGTCCCTGGGCCGGTTCGCCTGCATGAAATACATTGAATCAATATGAAGCATCATCCAATCGAGCGCTTGAAGAAGCATGAAATGCTTGGTGAACTGCGGGCCGATAGTCTTGATCTGCTTCGTAACCGGGTCTACGTCGACGGGGGCCTCGGCAAACATCAAAGGATGAAAAACAGGTGTCAAGCCATCGGGCATCTCTATAATACTCCCCATGGTTGCCCGATTACCCACAATGGCAAGCACCATAACGGTATCCTCATCATACGGATTCCGAATCGTGCGAATGTCGTACACATGCTCGACCCACTCAGCAAAACTCACCAGTTCCCCATCCTCCTCAACCTCTTCCTCGTAGATCTGGTCATCCATCTCGCAATCTTGGTGACCTTTATGGCCATCGATCATCCCTTTTCCATTCCCTTTGGTTTTTTTCGCCATCACTGCACCTCCAACGTAGTAATATCATTTTGTTTCCGCGCCGTCCAAACTTCATTGAACGGCAGCAAATCGTTGACATGTCCACTGTTGTCCGTCACCAACGTTGTCGCGGCACAGATACTCGTAAGGCCATCCACAATCCGCTGTGAGTTCGTCATGTCCACAAACGCGAAAATCTCATCAAGTAGGATCACATTGCAGCCCTGGCCGCCCTGGAGGGCCATTTCGTGCAGTGCACGAATCAACGCATTGGAAATCTTGGCCGTCTCACCACCCGAGTACAGGCGCGGATCAATGTTCTTCTCGCCGTCTATGACCTCAACCTTGACATCAGATTTCAACAGATCCTTCGAGTCCCCGGCCCCGCGCGTTGACTTCTTCTCCTCGAACGACGAAATGTTGACCCGGATCGTATCTCCCATATCCGCCAAATAACGATTCACTTTTTCGGAAAGCGCAGACATTGTCAAAGAAAGGCGATGTAGCTTGATGTAAGGGATGTTCGAAATAAGCCAATCCAGCACCAGGAGACCGGCTTCTGAGCGGGAAATACCGGATTCCATACCGGCAATCGTGGCCAACTTCTTATCGACATCGGCCTGAAGACTCTCGGCATCTGCCATGGCCTTCTGCGCCTGCTGAACCCAAAGCCTGTAGGTGCCGACCTCACTCTGGACCGAAGACTGTTTACTGCGAACCTGGGAGACCTGGACACCAACCTGGCGAATCTCCTCAGTCAGGCGCTCGTACTCCGAACTACTCGTCTTCATCCGCGTGCGCAATGTCTCAATCTGTTGCGCAATTTTATCAGCCTTCAACTTCATCTCCGCATACGCCTGTGCCCGTGCATCCTGCATGCGCGCGGTGTACTCGTCCCGGCTGGTAAGAGCCTCCCGATGAATACCCTCAAGGCTCTTGACCTTGTCCTGAAGGTTGGTGAGCTGTTTCTCTCTCTCAGCCTTCCTGACCTGGACAATGTCAGCCCCGCACGCAGAACACTTCTCTATGCTCACTCCACACGTAGGACAAGTCTCCAGGGTTTGAAGACCTCCCCCTCTGGAAAAAGCCGCGACCTCCCCGCGAGCAGTATCCAAAGCGGACCGGGCGTCCTGCAACCGCTGCTCAATGACCGGATCGAAACCCGGGAGATTATCCTCCAGGTTTCCCGGATTTCGCAACCGTGCCTCCTCGGCTGCCAGGTCCGAAATTTCCTGAGAAAGCTCGGTGATGCCGGACTTCGAATAAATCTCCTGCTGTTGCTGCGAGAGCGTTTCCGCGTGCGCCGTGAGCTTATCGATGTCAGCCCCGAGGTTCAAAGCTGCCGCCTCGGCATCTTCGATCCGAGCCTCGTATTTGACCACCTGGGCGCTCCAATCCGTCTGCTTGAACTGCTGAAGTTGTGTACGCAGTTGTTCCAGTGCCCCGCGTTCATACGCAATCGTACGCTCGGCCTCTTCAACCTTCTTGGCCCGCGCGTTCTTCTCCGTGCGACAACCCGAAAGAATTCGATCCCACTCCTCAACTCCGGTAATGCCCGCCAGGATGTCCACACGCTCCTTGTTCGTCCCGCGCAGGAAACGTGAGCCCACCTGATGGTTCAGGTAAGAGATCGACAGGAAGCGCGTATACGTGATGCCCAGGGCCTTCAGAATGTCCTTCCGTGTCTCAGACATGCGCGCACCCCGCTTGTCGATCCACTGCTCGCCCTCGTACTTCTCGAAGTACAAGTCCGTCCCCTTGTATGCAATCTCCGTGTTGGCATCCACGGCATAGAAATCCTGTTTCCAGTCACGACAGGAGGTCACACGATAGTAAACGCCCTCCCATGAGATGAACTCCACGCGTCCGGCATAGCCCTGGCTCAGTACGCCATTGACCACGCCATTTCCACTCACGCCGGTCGGGTTCTCTCCGTAGAGAATCTCGCACATGGCATTGAATAGGCTGGACTTGCCAGAACCGTTCGAGTCGCCGCCGGTGTCGTGATTTATTCCAATAAGGTTCACGAGACCTCGGCATTCGATGTCGACATTGGCAGACTTGCCGTAGCTGAAAAAACCTGTTGGGTTGATGTAGCGAATGGTCAACATCGCTGCTCCCACATCCGGTCGATCATTTCACAGACACACTTCTTCGCTTCCTCTAGACCACCGTTAACACCTACGTGAGCCGCGTGCGTGCGTCTAATGTCCCCACTCTCCGATGACTGTGTCACGATACAAGAATCAGTGTACGCAATCCTGCAAGGAGGTAAAAGCGCAAGACTGAAAAGAAGAGTGTGATCCTGATCCAACACGGCACCATCCGGTGAGAAGAGGGTTCCATCCGGTCCGTTTTTACTCATCACGCTTTCCTCGCATCGGAGACAAACGCGCGATGCGTGTTCCCCTTGAAATTCCACTTCTGAAGCTTCGCACCACACTCGCACTTCATCGTTGGATGAATCTCAGGCTGCTCCTCCGTGTCATTGAAAAGGTCTTCGTGCAGCTTTCCGCACTTCATACACTTGTATCCAACCATTTTCATTTCATTTACCCTTCCGGGCCTTGGACACCGCATCACGAAAGAACTTTACTCCCAAGACCAGATACATGGCCAACACACCAAACCCAACACCCCCGATGAACGAAAGAATTGACATTTCGAGATCATCCATCTCAAACCTCCTTCATGGGTTTCAACTTCCAGTTCTCCTCCACGGGTTTCAACTTCCAGCCCCCGCAGCACCAGTGCGCTGCCGTGTAGGGCCACTGGGAGAGACCAAAGTTCTCCTCGGTGGTGTCGATGAGATGCTCCTCCGTCCAGATGATGTGAGGGGGTTTCATTCTACACGGCATCATTACGATGTCAGTGCCTCCCAGCTTGTGCGGCTCATCTATGGGAGCTGAACCCCAGCACCGACAATTGTCACACCGAGCAGGCCACTCCCCATTCTCGCCAAGTTCGACCCCGAACTCCTCGGCGTACTGCTGCTTTTCACGCAGCTTTATCTGCTGCATCGATTCTCCCGTCGTCGTTACATTATCATCGCTCATTTCATGCCTCCTGCATCTTTCGAAGCATCTCAAAAATTTTGTCCTTCGACAAATTCCCGATATTCGCAAAACCACTCTCCAGGTACAGCTCAAGATCACCAAATACACTCTGCGACGCGCTCATGTCCACCACGGCCTCGTTCTGCTCGACCTGGTAATCACGGATAACCTCGATACTCCGGGCCATCAGGAGGTCCGTATAGTTCTTCCAACGCTCATCATCCGCCACGCGATCCACATCAGCACGATGGCCGACAAGCCGGACCTCAACAGCCATATCCTGCACAGCCTGCTCATCAATGACAATCGTGCTGTACTGGGTTTCTGGGCCGACCTCAATGGTCTCTCTATGAAAGAAATTTCGTGTCGGGACGAACTCGGTCTGAACATCCCAGGTATCACCATTCCGAGTTGCGGACACCTCCAGCCATCCGCGCTGCCTATCAGCATCGGCCCGTGTACGCTGAAGAACAGACCCTGCGTAACCCCCGCGCGTGTTCTGGAAGTTCAATTGCTGGGGCACGTGGAGATCCCCCGCACAAACAAGGTCCCATTCGGGACGGTCGATCTCACGAGCATCGATGCCGTCCTTGAACGTGCGGTCACCATCATCCTCCATAAACGAGCCCTTCACAATTCCGTGGAACAAGAAGAGGTTGAGCCCATGGTGTGCCGCATAGTTCGCCATGTCGAAAGGCACGTCGGCGGGCAACGCGTGAACCGCATAACCCTTCCCCGCGACACTTATTGGCTTGTCCAAGACAATGAGATTCTCAAGATCCTTCAACGATTCCGACGTGTGCCACTCCCGGCTGTTCTTGGTCCAATCGTGATTGCCGATCAGGTGATAGTGCGGGATGCCCGGACGTGCCCGGAGCATCTCCCCAAGGACCCTGTCAGCCCTGACCTTGACCTCATCCTCGGGCTCGCGCTTGAGGAACCGGTCGCCGCAGAACACCGAAAAATGAAACCCGGCGTCGATGACACGCTGGTGAACCGCGCGTTCGATACTCAGTGTGTCCTCCAACGTGATACAACGTGCAGCCAGACGGCTGTGATGTATGTCGCTGTACACAAGGAAGCGGATGAAATCAGTTGAAGAGTTCGTCATATTAAATCTTTTCGTAGCGTTCGAGGACCTCTTGCTCAATCTTCGCCATGAGCGCCGGGTTGGCCTCCAACGTTACAGCCGAGTTCTCAATGCCCTGACCCAAACGCTCGGACTTGTACGAGTACCACGCACCGGCCTTCTCGATGACACCTACATTGCCGGTAGAACCAACTCGAAGAAGATCCAGCGAACGTGGAAAACCCTGGCCGAACCGAAGCTCAACCTCGGCCTCCCTGAAGGGTGGCGCAACCTTGTTTTTGACCACCTTGAATCTCGCCTTCATGCCGATGATGGTGTCACCCGCCTTGGAACGCCCCATGGGCTTCACTTCGATGCGCTGCGTGGCGTAGAACTTGAGCGCGCGTCCTCCGGTAGTCGTTTCGTTCGATCCGAACATGACACCGATCTTCATCCGAATCTGGTTGATAAAAATGACTGTCACACCGCGCTTCGATACCAATGAAGTCATCTTTCTCATGGCTTGCGACATCATTCGCGCCTGGAGGCCGACATGAGAATCGCCATAATCCCCGTCAAGCTCAACCTTGGGCACAAGATTCGCTACCGAATCGATAACAACAAGGTCGCCGCCCTTCATGTTGGAACACAGGGCGTCCACCATCTCCAGGCCCTCTTCCCCACTATCCGGTTGGCCAAAGAGCAAATCAGAAAAATTTACGCCGATCCGGGCTGCGTAAGCTTTGTCCAGTGCGTGCTCCGCGTCGATGAAGGCCGCGACACCCCCATTTCGCTGCGCTGCGACAATGGCGTGAAGCGTGGCCGTCGTCTTACCTGACCCCTCAGAACCAAAAAACTCGATAATACGCCCGTGGGGATAGCCCCCACCGAGAGCAAGATCGAGACTGAGAATGCCCGTAGAAATTCGTGGAACATTCTCAATCTTGGTCGAATCGAGGGTCATCAGTCCCGGAATCGACTGCACCTTTTTCAAGATATCAACCGTGCGACTGGGTGCTGCGGGCTCTGCCTCTGTTTTTTTCTTCTTGGCCATGTTTGTCCTCCCCTACCATTTCCGTCGTGTGCCCGGAGGATCCCCTCCAGCCGGAGAAGTCCTGTCAGGGGGTGTCCCCGTGGCCGGAGCTGTCGTAGCCGGGGGTGCACCGGGAACCGCGACAGGTGCACCAGCTGGCACGCCTGCGCCCGGAACGGCGGGTGGTGCTGCTGTGGGTGCGGCTGAGGCTCCTGGAACCCCTGAAGGGGGCTGAACCGTCGGTGGTGTCCCTGCCGGGGGAGCACCAAAAGCAGGTGCACCCTGTGTCGTGACGGGACCCACTACCGGAACCGGTCCTCCGGGAGTTGCGGTCGGGGGCGCACCTGCCGCTGCCGGAGGTTGCGCCGGAATTGGAGCGCCTTGGGGTGCAACAGGTGGAGCACCCTGGGGAGCGCCCGGAGACACAGTATCCACGGGTGGAGCACCTTGAGGCAAGACACCCTGGGGAGCGGCGTAGCCATCGGGTGAAACCGATCCAGGAGGAACACCAGCGGACGCAGGAGCAGCCCCTGGAGGAGAGAATGCAACAGGAGGAGCACCAACCGCACCGGGAACCCCTGCGGGTGGAGCACCAGCAGCTGGCTGTGCAGACGGACTCACGACGTTGGAAGACACCGATTGCTGCGAAGCCACGTGATACCGTGCCTCCTCGTAGGTAACCAGGTACACAAAATCTGAAGGATCGACCATGGCTCCCGAATTCTGGAGATATTCAAGCCACTCGGGCGGGTACGGATGATAATTATTCGCGAAACCTACGTCGTACTTCGTAGGCCGCATGTCAGTGGCCTTACACTCTTTGGTGTTCTTGTTCACGTAGAGAATTGGAAAGCCCTGTTCGGTGGGCTTGAAGAACCTGAAACCTCCGGCACCGGCTTCATACAGCTGGAGCAATCCCTGCTTAATGCTCTTGGGTGCGAACCAAATCTGGTGCTCTACCCCCGTCTCCCCATCATCGAGAGGCCGGGTGCCCACGAACTTCGCGTGATCGAAAATACTGATCACGAAGCGCGTGTCCACGCCGAACTTCCGAGTACCCTCTCTCTCCGCAGACAGGATAAGATCGCCATCAATGAACTTCCAGTACCCTTCCTTGGACAGCGTGCTTTTGTCGGTCCCACATGTCTCCCACCGGGCATTGAAAGCATCCCAATGACGCTGTTCCTGCTCACAGAAAGCGCAACGCGGTGAATTGAAAAGCGGACCGCGCCCAAGGCTCTCGATCAAGTACCGGTTCAACGCGATGGGACATATCACCTGCGCAAAACGCTTCACCGAACCGTCAGAATGGCTGAAGTTCTGAACATTGTGCACCGGGAGCCGGAAGTAGAAGGTGTGTACGGGGTCGCTCGGGTTCATCGACACGAGCCCTGACCCCACCATTCCATACTTCTGCGCGTCCTCCGGCGTCGGATTAAAAAGTTTCCAGTTATGCGGAGAGAAAAGTGGGATAACAACATCGTTGTTGATACTCTGCCCAGCCTTGTCCGGCAACGGCTTGTAGATCCGCTTGTCTCGCGTGGAACCTGATTTCTCGTCCAGTTCCTTCTCCTTCTGATAGGGCATCGTGAAGTCACTCATTTTCTTACTCCCTTGCTGATTTGTTTTGCGACCTGCCCATCCGACAGACCCACGCTATCAATGTTGTACTTTCGAGCCATCTGCATCTTGGCATACATGTCCAGGTGAAACGATTGTGAATTGAGACGCTCGGCCACCACCTTCACCGTCTCGAACTCCTCCTGCATCTGAGTCAGCAGTGTAACCACAGTCTCAAAATACCAGGGCGGCTCAGCCCTGAGATACTTGTACATGGAATTCCGAAACTCTTCCTGAGTCCCGGCAAACCCCCGACGCTGGTCTGCCGCCGACCACGCAGCCTCACCATACTTCGCACGCTCGTTCTCAGTGGTTTCACTGGAATAGATCTGAATGACCATATCCTTGACTGTGTCCCCCGTGGGCTTCGACTCACCATAGGCAGCAAGAACCAGCTTGCCGTACATCCGGTTGTGTGCCCACCACTTCCGCTGCCACTCTTCCTTGAAACGCTCGCAACGAGTCTTTAACCGAACCGCCAGAGCCTCCCAGTAGGACTGGTTTGCAGAATGAGTGCGGAGCAGGTTCTCAACATCGGCATCGTCGAACCTGAGCATCTCCAAAACGTCCGTCTCGGGAAGATGCTCGTCGAGCACGATGTTCGCGCGTCCCTGATTTATGCCTATGCCAAACTTCATTTCTTCTCCCTCTTCACACGCCGAGCAACCGGAGCACGACCCCGTCTTTCATAGATACGCCTCCCTGCACTCTCGGAAGATTTCTGCTCGCCAACCTCATCCAGTACGATCTCCCGGGCCGAACGCGAATTGTACTCCTCAATGGGCACCTTCAACTTCTCGTAGACCCCGCAGGGCAAGCAAATCACCTCCGCGTGATAGTACAGATCTGTTATCGACGACGCACGGACACGCATCCACCGACCACACTCTGGGCATTTTATATTCGAGTGCCACGGGAGTTTTGCCCTTCCATTCATTCATGGTCTTTCCAACGCGGAATTCCACTCCTGAAAAATTAACAAACTTCTTGACATTAAACCACTCCCCCTCTATACTTGAAACAATGAAACTCACTGCAAACATCAAACTCCATCCAACGCCCACGCAGTTCGATGCTCTCAAACGGACACTGGAGACTTGCAACGAGGCATGCAATTGGATATCGTCCGAGGCTTGGAATGCCAAGACGCTCAGACAATATGACCTTCATAAACTTGTATACCACGAGGTCCGTGGACAATTCGGGTTGGCGGCACAGATGACAGTTCGCTGCATCGCAAAAGTCTCTGATGCGTATAAGGTATTCAGTGGGAAACGCCGTGCGTTCAAAAAGCACGCGGCCCAACCCTATGATGATCGGATCTTCCGATTGCTCAGTGACAACCGCCTGTCCATATGGACACTGGACGGTCGGATGAAGATCGATTTTGTTTGCGGCGAGCACCAACGGAAGCTCCTCGAACACCGTAAGGGTGAGGTAGACCTCCTGCTCATCAACGGAGTTTTCTATCTCGGTTGCACCTGCGATGTCGAAGAGCCCGACAAGATCGATATTGAGAAGTTCCTGGGTGTCGATCTCGGGATTGTCAATCTCGCGGTCGACAGCCGAGGGAAGAGCTACAGCGGAGCTGCTGTAGAAGAGAATCGCCGCAAATATGGCCACCGTCGTAAGAACTTGCAACGCAAGGGTACGAAGTCGGCCAAACGAAAACTGAGGCAGATCTCCGGGCAGCAGGCCCGGTTCCAAACCAATACAAACCACATCATCTCCAAGGACATCGTCGCTACTGCGAAACGCACCGGACATGGAATCGCTCTTGAGGACCTCAGGGGTATCCGTGGCCGAGCCAAGGCCCGTCGCAGCCAGAGAAACAGGATGTCTAACTGGGGATTCTTTCAACTCGGTAGCTTTATTTCCTACAAGGCAGTCCTCTCCGGTGTCCCCGTGGTCAAAGTCGATCCGAGGAACACGAGTCGGGAGTGTCCTGTCTGTGGGCATATCGAGAAGGGGAACAGGAAGAGCAGAGACCTTTTCTGCTGTAGATCGTGTGGGCACTCTGGACCCGCCGATCACATCGCGGCGCTGAACATCAGTGCCAGGGCTGTCGTCAACCAGCCTAACGGGTTTCGATCCAAGGTAGCGAGTTGTGGTTCTTCTAATCATGATTCAGTTACAAGCCCTCGGCTTTAGTCGTGGGTAGTTGATTCACCTGCACACACCTTGACCGCAAACATGCCCCAAACAACCCTCGGGAAAGATGTGTACCGCATGTAGTTCATCGAAACCTCCCACTCGTGACTCAACATCTTGAGGTCCGCGAGTGTCAAGGTTAAATTACTGGAAAGGGATCGGTAGGGTATGCCACTCAAAAGGTTAACCTGACCCTCCTCAACGCCCGACAAAAAGATGCCCAGATCACGAATAAGAATCGGCAGACCCTCGATGAAAAGGTGCTTCAGGTCCCTACCTTCCGCGTACCAACGGCGGATTTCCTCAAGGAAAAACCGTAGATTGCGCTGATCGAGAACATCCGCCAGGTTCCCATACTCCTCGCGAGAGATTACACCCACGGCCCCCTTGAGCAGGTTGACATCCAGGGGACCATCCCCCGCAGCAATGATCTGTGCGTCCAGTATCTGCTGAACGTCCCTGAGAGAGCCTCCTCCGAGCCGTGAGAGGGTTTCTACGAACTCCTCCGTGTAAACCCGTGCCTCTGAATCGAGGATAAATCTGATACTCTCGGCAACATCCACCTCAGACAGCGCCTGAAGAGGCATGCTCAGGCACCGTGACCTGACCGTATCCTCCAGGCGCTGGGGATCGGTCGTAACCAGGAGAAAAACAGTGTTCTTCGGGGGTTCCTCAATGGTCTTCAGGAGCGCGGCCTGGGCCGACTTCGAAAGCATGTGAACCTCATCAAGAATTACAACCCGATACACATGGGGAATGACCTGGGCGAGGATTGATTCAAGGTCCCGAATATCATCCACACCGGAATGAGATGCCGCGTCCAGCTCAAGGATGGACAGATGGGCCAAGGCCTCAGCATCCACACACGATTCGCACTGACAACAAGGTTCGTTCTCCTTGAGAAAAGTTGGGCAATTGAGCGCCTTCGCGTAGAGGCGCGCCAGCGTAGTCTTGCCCGTGCCTCTCAAACCTGAAAACAGGAGTGCCGTTGGGACCCTGGACATTCGGATAGAGTTGACCAGGATTCGGACAGACACCGCCTGACCTTTGACCTCGGAGAACCGGCGAGGTCGATATTTGAGCGAAAACTGCATCAGCCTCACTTAAAATACTTCATGTTGATCCCGTAAAACTCCTTGATGGCCTTCTTGATACGAACCACCCGAGGACTCTTGTTCTGAGGCTTACCCCAACCCCAGTTTCCGAACTTGGATCGATTGGCGAGCTTCCACGCCTGCTGAAAGTACGTCTCGGGGTCGCTACTGCCATCCATTCTCCGAGCCCGCAAAAACAAGCGGTAGGCAGCAGCAGGGGAGTTTTGCCACAAGTTAAGCGCGAGAGCGATTAACGGTGTCTCCCACGCTTCAGGCTTGTCAGCGTACAAAAGCTCCGCAATGGTCATGCCCCCGAGCGGAGGACGCTTGTACCCCATCTGGCGCTTGAACTCCTGTTTGGCGAACTGTATCTGAGCTTCGGCCACTGCGAAATCTTGGCCCATCATGGCGAACAAGTTGGCCAAAGCCATCGCATGTTGCCGCTGCTTCTTGAGATTGCCAGGATACTGTACACGACCCATACAGATATCGACGCATCGTTTCCGCTGTGTCCGGTTGTTCATGTTGAGAGCACGTCCGGTCCGCAAGTCGACGAACTTGCCACCCGTGATTCTGAAACCGAAACGCTCGAACTTTTGAATCAACCCTATTACGCTCATCTCACAACAAACTAGATCAAAAAGTGTGCGGTGCTTGCCCTCGTTCGTGAAATCATAAGAAGGGATTGACTTGAAGCTCTCCAACAGCTTCTGAAGCCTCCCGGACTTGAACGTCCACTGTAAATATCCCCAGGTGACGCCTGTTTCGTCATACGATACAACTGTGTCATGCGCCCCCTCACATCGGGCCACAACACCCATGATCTTTGTCCATGGCCCCCACGGTTGAGGAGGATCATACTTCAACGTACCCCGGACACGCGGGCCTCCCCCCTTCTTCCATCTTACCCATTGAGCTTTAGGCATTTTTCTTCCCCTTCCTTGCTTTTTTCTTGGCCTTATGACGCCGCTTGGTCGGAGGCGGCTTTGATAGTGCAACCTGCCGCTTGTGCGCCTTGCCCCGCTTATGCGAAGCCAGGCCACCGGGACTCTTGGCCGTGTAGTCGCAAACATCGCAGTAAAGCTCCTTACTCAGATCGAAGCGCGACTTGCGCATCTTCTCCACATCCTCCCGCTTCTGGAAAAACGCCTCCTCGTCCTGGTACTCACACTCTGACGCGATATGCCGATCCAGGTCTTCCTCGTCCCGGAAACCCAGCTGGCACTTCGGGCAGCGGAGAACGTCCTTCTCCACAGCAACCCCCGAGAACTTAGTGGGGTCCAACAAACGCCGTTTCCTCCAAGAGATAAAACGACCGTTCTCATCAAAATGCGTGGACGCAGAAAGGGCTCCGTAACGAGCCAACAAGCTCTTGTACCCCGGAAGATCCTGGTCAAGCACATCCCGAATTGCGCCACGTAACACGGTTTGGTTAATGATGTTCTCATCGAGCCATTCCAATGTGCCCAGAATAACCAAAACATCTCGCTTACGGTCAAGCGCATCATCCAGTTGTTCCTGAAGGTCCTGGATGGCCTCAGTGAGATCATCATTCTCAGTACTCAGCGCATCGAACACTTCTTCCAACTGCTTCGATAAGACCCTTTGGTCGAGATACTCCTCCCCATGCTTCTCAATGATCTGTGCACGAATTTCGTCGGGGTGAGTGGGATCTTGTGGCCCATCAAAGCACAACAACTCTTCAACTTGCTCCCGAACTTCATCTTTTGACATAGCTAGCTTCCTTTCTCAAAGTGTCAGTAATCCTCCTGCGAGCCATTTCCACACTCTCAGGATTCAAATCAATGCCTTTAAAATTATACCCCATAGGCACAGCAACCACCCCTGTTGTTCCTGTGCCACAGAATGGGTCAAGCACTGTGCCTGCTGTAGCACCCGCGTTGCATCCACAAGAAGGCTTCCACCCAACTGTTCGAGACGAGTTTTCTCTCAGCCATTCATTATATTTAAAGTGTGACAAACCAGTACGATCCATCCCGGCCTTACTGGTCAAACCCCCATCTTGTTTCCTCGGGCCAACCTCGGCAGAACGTTCAATCTTTGGGCGTTCCACAACCCGCACCCAGGGAGCACCGCAAACAGGGCAACAGTGCTTGGGCACCCCCGCCAAAATACAAGGCTCAATCAACTTCGGTGGATACACTGCAAAGTGCGCACCCCTAAACGGTTGTGTCGCAACCACCCACACATCGCGTTTGTTTCGCTTAGGTCCGTTGTAAGCTACATCATCTCTATCTGGACGATGGGTTCCCATTGAGTGACCAGGATTCGGTGCCTCGCGTTTACTCCCCTCGCGCTTAAATGATGCACCCTTACCTTTTGTCCCCCCTACTGCATCTTCCTTCACTGCCTCCTGATCATAAAAGTACTTAGGTTTCTTTGTCAGCAAGAAAATGTACTCGTGGGATTTTGTTGGCCTGTCCCTTACTGATTCCGGCATCGGATTCAACTTGGCCCAAATTATGTCACTACGAAGATACCACCCGTCGGCCTGAAGCGCGAGCGCAACCCGCCAGGGGATGCCAACTAGATTCTTATCTGGCAATCCTGATCGAGTATGGTTGCGTCCTAATCCAGTAGCTCCGTAGAGTCCAGCTGCGTGTTTGCCCCCGGTTGTACCGCCCCACTTCGTATCGCTTGCATAGGAATCACCAATGACCAACCAAAGAGTTCCGTCATCCCTCAACACATTCCAAACTCCACGAAACACCTCGACCAGCTTGGCAACGTATTCTTCAGGCGTTTGCTCAAGGCCAACTTGTCCATCAACCTTATAATCTCTGAGCCCAAAATAAGGCGGCGACGTGACGCAGCAATGGACCGACTGAGGTTCCATGCGCCGCATCACCTCAATGCAGTCGCCTTCAAAAATATTCCATTCACCGTTCAATGAGATTACTCCTCATCATCGTGTTTGTCCGACCAACGCTGGACCACCTTGGTATCCGTCAAGATGGGAACCTTGAACTGAAGGCGATCCCCCAGACGCTTGATCATGTTGTGTTCCATGATGTGAATCACCTGCGGGATCACATCCTTCCGCGCATACACCATCAACTCATCGTGGATATGAAGAATGGGACACGCTGGAATTTCGTACTTCAAAAAATCCTGGTGAATCCAAGTCAACGCCAAGCTCGTCATGTCCACGGCACTCCCCTGGATCGGCGCATTGACCCCCTGGCGCAACGCTCGCGCCACAAGACCACCCGTGTACTTGACCTCACGGTTGATGAAGCACGATTGAATGTGCGGACAATCCAGACAATGGTACAGGTGCTTCTTTTGCTTCATCCTGATCTGATCGCACAGATGACGCTCTGTCACCAGGTAGAGGTCAGACGGATCGATATCCAGGGCTGCGGGATACGGACCCTGCCGATAGCATTTCGGACGCACCTGCTTGTCAGGCCAGGGAACCCCGTCAGGTACATGGATCATGGCATCAGGCAGGTGACGAATGCGCCCGAAAAGGTTCTGCACAGAGCCAAACTGCTTGAGCGTTTCGTGAACCTCATCTATCCACCGACGCAGGACAGGCGCAGCACCAAAATAATCTTCATTGATGAGCTTGTACGCATCCTCCACCGTCATCCCCAACTGCTGCGACAGAGAATACTCGGACTCGCCGTACGCAATTCCGAAATTGACAGTCTTCGCGTCCGAACGTTCCTTCCCATATTTCTTTTTGACCTCCTCGACAGGACAATCAAGGTTCCAGATACGCTTCGCCATCGCCGAATGCATGTCGTGCCCGGCACGAAAGCCATCAACCCAGACAGGCTCCCCTGAAATGTGTGCAATCACGCGCAGCTCGATCTGTGAGAAATCGGAAAAAACAAAAAGATGGTCATCATCGGCACGCCACATGCCTTTGACAATCATGCCCCCATTTTCGGGCTTGGGCAACGTTGTCAAATTTGGCTCAGTGCACTTGAGCCTGCCCGTGACTGAATCCATCCAGTACTGTGGGTGAACCCATCCGATCTGCCCCTCGTTGGTCACCTCGACAACCTTATTCAGCGCGGCGTCGGCATAGTGACCATGAATTTGCTCAGCGCGCCTAAATTTCAAAATCGGTTCACTGATGGGATGGTCCAGCTCCTTTATCACATCGCCATCGGTTATCCATTTGCCGAGCTGGTTACGTTTCCCGCTCAGGCCCATACCCCCCTCTTTGATCGGAGAGAAAAGAATCTTGCCCAACTGCTGAGGGGAGCCTACGTTGAAACGCAATGTCCTCGATTCTTTTTCGGACGACGGATCGCTCTTGGCAGCCAGCTCATAGATAAGCTTCTCAGCCTCTCGCATGAGCGACCCGTGCTCCTCGCGAACACGCTGGGCAACCGGAATATCAAGGGGAACACCGTGCAGCTCCATCACGGTCAGTACGTGCTGCAAGGGCATCACAACCTCGTTAAACAATTGCAGCATCCCCTGCTCGGCAAGCATCGGCTCGAAAACGTACTTCAGTGACAGTGTAAGGTCCGCGTCGGCACACCCGTAGGGGTAGAGTTTGTTGAGAGGCACTTTCGAGTAACGCCGGAGCTGCTGGTCATAGAAGTTGAGCGCCTCGTTGAGGTCGTCCTTGAAAAAACTCCCTTCTGACGAAAGGTATCGGTCTGACATCCCAAGCTTGAGAACCTGACCCTCCAACCCAAAGTCCGACTTCAACGCGTGCGAGCACTGGCGTCGGTCCTCGTCCAGGATGGCGTGAGCCAACATCGTGTCAAAAGCCAAAGCCCTTGTCTGAACATCCGAGAGAAACATCAGCTTGTAGACATCGAACTTACCATTCTGCGCCACCTTGGAAATGTCAGACTCCAGTACCTCGCGCAGCGCGCCCACGACATAGCTCTGTCGATCTCCCCAGTAAGGACTGTCATCGGAATTGGTGATCGGCACGTAACCCGCGAGACCCGGCATCCAGGGACTCTCCACATGCGTACGGCCCCACGAAAAAGAAATGCCGCAGATACACTCGGTGAAATCGGAAGGCAGCCGTTTTTTGTTCTTCCACGTTGGATAGTTGGTCTCGATGTCGAACGAAAATTCCGAGGACTGAAGAAGCTCCTGGAGAAGCCACGCGAGCTTCTTCGGATTATCAATCAGATAGTAGGTTGGCGGAATTTTTGTCTTCGAAAAAAACATCAATTACCCCGGATAGAAACCGCCCTGCGTTCCAGGTGCATTACCGTCCGCTGAATTTACTACATGCTTCCACATCTCGGTAACCGAGACAATCAAATCGCGGAGGTCACGTTGCTGAATAAATCCCGTGCGCTTCCATTGACCACCCACCGGATACTCACGCCGACAGCGGATGAACAAGCCCGTGTCTCCCTCATGAAGCTCGGTGACAACCGCCCCGCACTTGATCTCCTTCACCTGCCTGGGAGCAGGTATCGCGTCATCTCTGTCAAACTCGAAACCGGGCTCTACCCACGTGGTTACCACGTCCAGGGTATCAACTATCTGTACACGACCTTCAGATCGCCGAATCTCCCGAAGATAGCCCGCCACGAACTCCATTACACGCACGACAGCAATCACCAAGGAGGGAATGTGTTCACATCGAAGTAAGTCTGAAAGACTCCGACCCTCGTCCATAGACGTCTGGTATCTCGACTCGGACTTGCAGAGCACATCGAAATACGTCTTGCCATCGCTGTGATCCTTCCGCCAGATCTCCACTACTACCTTGTCATTGCGCGCCTCTGCGATTTTTTGTCCGTCTGAATTTTCAAATGTATCATTCATGAGGACACCTCGCTGCCATCCGATTTTTTTCGATCTCGAAAAGCTTCAACGTCCTTTTTCCGGACATAATTCATCCCCTCGTAAACCACCTTCTCCACATTCCCCCGTCGAATGTGGCTGTACATATTGACATACGTACATCCATAGACCTCTGCCGCCTGAGTAATGGTAATGAGTTCGTTCCCGGCATCATCGAACGCAGGCTCACGACGCTTGCGCGCACGTTTTTTCATGGGTGCATCTTCCGCCCCGGACACGGGGACTGTCTGTTCGCCCGAAGTAACCGGGGATTCGGACTCCGAAGTCTTCTCCGCCGCCAGGACCTCCAACACAAGCGCATGGAGCTTCTTGTATGAAAGCGTCTTGAGGTTGTGCTTGAGCGCGGTATTGAGCGTGGTTTTCTTCTTGCCCTCGCCAATACCCAGACGAAAAGCAAAAACTGCGAGACAAAAATAGTGAATATGACACGTCACCAGACACTGGCGTCCGAACACGTTCTTGCAGTATTCACAGGGCTGGCCATTCTCAGGCAGCGCCAGTATGCTGCAAATATGTGAATCCAGTTGCGGATCGGAAAAACACTCAAGGCCGATCACCTCCTCCCCGAGTCGCGCCGAGTAAAACTCATTGATCCGATCCCGCATCGCATGATCCAACACAATTTTTGGCTTTATCCTAGAAACCATATCCTACTCCTATGCCGACTTGTAGAGCAGCGTGACATCCGAACACGATTCGTCATCGGTGACCACAATGTAGTCATTGCTGCTGTTGTACAGATACACCGTTTCCCCGTACGACCTGAGACACCCCAGAAATCGGCTGGCGTGTATACTCAGGGGGCTCAGCTGTGGTGGAAAACCTTCAATAGACTGCACCTGCTCCATCGCCTCGCACCCGTTGAAGGCCTTGGCGCTGACACGCCAGATCGGCTTTTTGGTGTTCGTCGCATACCCCACCGAGGCGCACTTCACTTGAGACTCTTGCTGACCCACAACACCGGATACGAGACTGAGTACATTGACCAGCGCCTCGCGTTCAAAAACATATCTGGACGGAGCAGGAAGCATCTGAGGGAGCGCATCGGCCAGCCCAAAACCATCTAAGTACTGAGGTGGGTAATCGTCCACCAAGAGTGGTGCGTAAACAAGAATGTCGTTCTTGAGCCGGACTCCCAGGTGATTAGGTGCAACGAACACGTCCTCGACCGAATCCTTGAACCCACCAAGTGCGCTCGCCATGCTGTCCGAGACGATAAAACGGCGATCAGCACACGGAAGTTTCGGGCCAGCCAAAATCTTGATCGCACTCTCCGTAATTTTCATTACCCTCGCGACCGCCCCCGTGTTGTCTACCAAGATCCCGGCCCAACGCTTCGACTTGCTGAGCGCTGAGTAACAACTAGAGAGTGCGTGTACCAACCACGCGCCTGCCCCATCCGAGGCACCGGGAATCGACTCAAAGGGAGGAAGGGCAGACAGTCGATGGAAATGTGTGGCCGGAAATTTCACCGAGATGTTGTCCTCGCTGACAACCACGCGCCTCTCGCTGGGCTTGATGACTATGTCACTCCCTGCATAAAGACGTTTGAAGAGCGACACGAACCGGACAGAATCCAGGCCGAGCCAAAAATGCAGGCCACCTGTGACCGGGACATTCGCCATGACAGCCGCAGTGTACGACTGCGCAAAAATTGAAAACATTTGACCATCGCAGGCCAGAAAAATGTGCTCATTCTTTGGATTCGTGCGCTCGACCGCCTTGCAAAAATCGAGTCCAAACTGGTAGTCGATAATGAACCCGTCTTTGGTCGGTTGGATCAGCATACTTGGTCCGCCCTGAGATAGACAGGTGCCGTGCCATGAACGAATGGTTGCCGGGCACCCGCAATCGTGGTGTACCCCCGCATGATTTCATGACGCGCAACGTGCACCTTCTTGTGCGACAGGCCCGTTGTCTCCGAAATAAAACGAGTGTTCATCCCAGGCTCATCGAGGAGACAGCCCATCACGACAAGCGCGTCCGCCGACAGGGTGGACCCAAGACTTCCGACCACCTCGTCTGAAATCAACTGCTGCTCCGGGTTGGACTTGAAATCAGACAGGTAGTCTACTACTTCTGCGGATGACGGATACAGCGCTTTCCCTAAGTCCTGGAAGTCACCCGCAGGAACATCAATGTCCACCAGGTGAACAACCTTCCGCACGTTTTTGACCCGACGCTTTTCAGTAAAGACCCCCTCCGTGCCGCCACGCACCACCACAGTACGCTCGTCGAAACCCGCCGATTCATACCCGTGTTTTGACGTGAAATGCACGGCCAGTAAGTTGACATATTGCTGATGAATCTCGCGGTAGATGGTCGACTCCATCTTCGCGCGCTTCACCGGCTCAAGATTCGAACAATGAGTCCAGAAACGAAGATGAAGTTTTTTGTTGTGAGGCAGGGTCTCGATCAGCACGGCCTTGCCATCGAAAGCAGCGATGCGAAATAGGTTCCCTGAGTAGCGGTAGAGATTCCGACGATACATCTCATTGACCTTGACCAGTCCGAGAAGAATGTCACCGAGAACGTCCTCTGGCGGCGAGCCCGTGATCTGCGATACGCGCGCGATGGAATGCCGAAGAAACTGTGACCATTTTTTTATCCCCCGCGCAAGATCAGGATACTCCCCCTGAAGACCTGCAATCGTATTGTTGACCATGACGTCGAGTTGCATCAGGCTTCCTCCACGATACCCGTTCCATTACATCGCGGACACGGTTGCTTGGTTTTTGTGTTGCCATCCGGCTCAAAAATACTTTTGTTCACGTACTTGAGCGCGTCTCCGTCTTGCTTGACGGCCTCGGTACAGATTTCGGGCGTCTGGTCCTTCACGTACCTGAGCGCGTATCCGTTACGCTTAACGGCCTCGGTACAGATTTCGGGCGTCTGGTCCTTCACGTACCTGAGCGCGTATCCGTTACGCTTAACGGCCTCGGTACAGATTTCGGGCGTCTGGTCCTTCACGTACTTGAGCGCGTATCCGTTACGCTTAACGGCCTCGGTACAGATTTCGGGCGTCTGGTCCTTCACGTACCTGAGCGCGTATCCGTTACGCTTAACGGCCTCGGTACAGATTTCGGGCGTCTGGTCCTTCACGTACTTGAGCGCGTATCCGTTACGCTTAACGGCCTCGGTACAGATTTCGGGCGTCTGGTCCTTCACGTACTTGAGCGCGTCTCCGTCTTGCTTGACGGCCTTTAAAGCCTCCTCTCCAACATAATTTATTATTGCAGACGCTTCGTCTCCAACGGCCTGTAAAAATTCTGACAGTTTCATCAGTTTTTCTCCTGTGTTTCTCTTTCGAGGTTTTGACGTACTTGCGTCAGTCTCTCCGCTGGTAGAGCGCCCGCTGTCCTCAAAGGTAATGTGTCCGGTGTCCATGTCGTATATCAGCTTCCTTCCGCCTTCGATGCTCAGACACGCTTTCATTATAACTTTTGAATCCCGATGAGATACGTCCAACTCGAATGCCAAAATCTTCGCGCCAGCAATTGCATTATGAATTATGGATATGGACTCTTGCCTTCGCCCGGATAAGGTATCTTCGTTCTGCATCACATTTCTCCGAGTTCCTGACGCAGGGACGCCAGTCTCTCCGCTGGTAGAGCGCCCGGATCCTCATGGCGCTCCAGGTGAACAAGACGGGCATCCAGGCCCGAGGCGATAAGCTCGTGCTGGATGACCTGCCCAAAGTCTTTACTGTCGGTTATAGCGTCTCCATCGAGGCACACGACGGGAATCAGACCAAAATCGCGACATACTTCAGCAACACGGTTCAGCTGCGCATCCGACGCAGCTTTGGTAAAAAGACCCACGCTCTGCACACCGTGCCTAAAGAGCCCCCAGACATCGCTCGCGCCCTCAACTATCCACAATTGCCGATCCCGATTCCACGGGATGATCCAGCCACCATAGAGGAGACGCTGGATAGGCGAATTCGAGGGCGTGCGCCACCGTAACCGGGATGTTGGACTCAGGTAGCGCACCTGGAACGTCAGGTACGCGCCGTTGAGGTCGTACACGGGTAGAATTATCGAGTCCGTAATGCCGATGTTGGCCGAGGCACCCAGACGCCCGTAGAGGAGCCCGTAGGCGTCGATCACGTCTTTTCCCAGGCCGCGTTCATCGAGATACGCGATGTGGCCGATCTCCTCGACCCATGCGTGTGGCGCGGCAGGAAATTGACTGACTTCGTACTGCTTTTGCCCCACGGGTTTGGTGGCCAACAGCTCTTCGATGTCGAGCGCGATCCGGTTCACCTTCAGGCGTTCATAGACCTCACGCCAGGAGGTAATGTTCTCCATCATCTTGTAAAAAAGAGCAAAATTGCCGCGAACCCCGCACCGACCCGAGCCGCAAACAAAGACACCGCGCTCTACGTTGATTGAAAAACTTGGATTGCGATCATCATGGAACGGACAGGACGCGTGTATCTCGCCAGCCGAATTAGGCGATTTATCAGGAAATTTCGACAGAATATACGATTGAGGATCGACCATGCCTGCCCCTAAAATCCGCTAAAAGTCCACCAAAAACCCATCAAATCCACATACTGAGACTATATAAGTAGCAACCTGAAAAACCGGTGTCAAGAAAATTCTATGCTAAATTTTTGTTCAGTGCCAAAAAAGCTCTAATCTGTTGAAATATAAGGATTTATTCGTGCAGCGTGCTCCCAAAGGCGATGCAATTCACGGCTCACAACCATCCGAGGCAAATCGGAATCTAGGACTATCTCCGGTATAGTTATGGCCCCGCCCCTGACAAACTGTGGAGACAACACGATAATCCCTTCTTCCTTCTCATCCTCGGTCTGGTCGATTGCGATGCACAAATCGATTCCACGGGAGATGTCCGTTGACAACCCCCGGTGACTCAAATCCAGTCTATCGGCCTGCACACCCACCATGTTCGCCTGACTCGCTTCGATGACTGCAACCCCATATTTCTCGGCATGAACCTTCAGGTCCCACACGATCTGTTTCTGCTCATGACGTTCCTGATGAAACTCTTTGGATGGGGCTATGATGTTCAAATAATCCCAGATCTCGACAGTCGCGGAAAAACCCTGACGGTCCCGAAGGCGCTCGACCTCCTCCTCCACTTCCGCAACCGTCGTCTTATTGGCAACGCCCTTGACAACCTTCAACCGGTTCTTCCACTGCTTCATCCACGCAAACGTCTGGTCAAGCGCAGCGCGCTCCTCCTGCGTAATGAGCATATTCGAAATCCGATCATAATTCAGCTCCGAGAACATTGAGTCGTAGCGATCCATCGTCAACTCTATCGAATTTTCGTACGTGACGTGCAGAACGTCATGGCCCTGGAGAAGCAACGCGTAGCCGAGTGCGTTGAGAAAGATACTCTTGTAGCGCTTGAACGGGGCCAGGAAATCGACCAGCATGGGAGCACGAATAATAAACTGCTGGTCGAGACCCACAATGCCCGTCAGCAACCGGGGATTCATGGCCGGGTTATCTCGCAGGTGTTGTCGCAGGTGTTGTCGCTCCAGGTAATTATCCGCAAGATCAATCACAGGCAGAGCATTGACGCGCACCACGTCCCTGGCCTCATGGGTCGCGTCCCCGATCTCATCGAGAAGAAAATCGATACGGTCGGTGCGCGCAAAGCCCTCAAAAGCCCCACGCACCCGGGAATTGACGACACAAAACGAAACATAGGCCCTGAACTTGTCCGCCGCATCCTCAGCGAACGACAATTCCCGAACATACAGGGCGTACAACTGGTTGCGGTGCTTCTCCCGCGTCTCGTCTTCCTTCAACGCAAGCAGCTCCTGGTCAAGGTAATCGAACACCAGGGGCTTCCACTCGCGCTCCTTCAGGAGCTGGACAAGCCACTGATACGATTCGACCTGGAAATACTCGGGCTCGACAAACCTCAGCACGTCGGGCTCTACGATGTTCTTGCCCTGGAGAATGGAGGCCAGAAATTCGGCCTCGACTTTGACATCAATCTGCATCAAGTTGGCCAGTCACTTGAGCCGTGCGCAATGCGAAAATCCTCGCCACCACCGACCTCAACCTGGCGGAAGACCTGGCCACCGATCACACCGTCAGGCCTGATCTCCAGCACCGAGTCAAGAACGCCATTGTAAAAGCCCGTAAGGCTCTCGGCAACAAAGTTCGAGGTAATGATTGTCGGCAGCCTCCGATCACGTCGGTAATGGAGAATACGGTGGAGCATTGACGTGGCCGTATCGATCTTCCACGCCGCCGAGCGGCTCTCACTGCCCAAATCGTCGAGCACCAGCACCGTGGCCTTCCACGTGTTGTGCATCTCATCACCGCCCAAGAATGACTCCAGGAGCGCATGCATATCCACAAACGCGTACGTACGCCTCCGGTTGTAATTCTCGGTCTGGGCGAACGGCCACGCCAGCACATAAACGAGATAATGGGCCAGGGTCGTCTTGCCCCGCCCATTCTCTTTCGAGAGGATGTAGAGGCTCAAGCCCTTGTCCATCACGTCAAACGGATGATGTAAAAAATAATTTATCGATTCAGACCCGGTTTCCAGCATGGGCAACGTGTACGCGGGTGAGCTGACCAGATCCAGCAGGCTCTCGTTAAACCCGTTATCGACAAGACGGTTGTACACCCTGAACTTGATCGAACAGTTGCAAAGCCGGTTGCCCTCGTAACCGTCGCCGCCACAGACGCGACACGCGCCCACGATTTTTTCCTTCAATGAGGTCATTGACCTTCCTGATCCTGCGCAAACGCATGGGAGGCCCTGGCTTCTGAGATTACCGAGTACTGTTCGTCCTTCTCTATGGCCAACACCTTGACCTGTTCTTTGACTGCCGCAGGGAACACCGTGCCTGAGCCGCAAAAAGGATCGAGTACGATTCCACCTGGGGGAACCACGAGCCGGATCAAATACCCGATAAGGTCGACCGGCTTCACCGTGCTGTGAATGTTGCCCACCGCACGCTTCTTCTCATCCAGGACCTCCCATTCCTCTCGCGTGACTTGCGTGTATCCACTTGGAGTCTCCTTCGTCCTCCTCCAAAAGAGATCCTCAGTGCCTACGTTCCGCTCGGACCTACTCGCCTTGGCCTGGTAGAAAAAGCGGGAGGCACCACCAGAATCCCCTCCACCAACTAAGGAGCGTTTTGCATATTTCCCATAAATATCTTTGGTCGTTTCCTCTTTTCCCTTAGTTGGCTTTCCACTCTTCAATACTCCACTCTGCTTGTCCAGGACCCCCACCGGACAATCAGGGTGACAATTCCAAGCTTCTACTTCTTCGTTGCCGTCATCGTCTGTAAAACCTTCGCAATAACTGTCCGTCTGTTTACCTATTGATTCACTACCGCTATTACTCCGCTTGATAACCTGAGACAGCTGACTACCCTTCACCTTCTTCGTCCCAACACATTCGCAATCTGGATGGTGCGAAAATAAAACGTTCGCAGGCCAGCGACCTTTGGGTACTTTGTAACTTGCTCCCTCACCCAGTGTTATTGAACTACTGTTTTTTGAGCCTGTATTTTGTGTGTGAGGATTCTTAGCATATATGACATCGTTAGAAGAAATTTCCACCCTACACCCATCAATGTTGATCCCGCCTGTCCCATGCTTCAACACGTTCGCCGCCACGGTCTTCTCGCTCAAGGGCTTCCTGGCTACAACAATTGGTTCATGGGCGGGACTAAGATTTTCGCCTAGACTCGTGGTAGCATTTTGCAGAACAGTACTTGCGACGTGTGCCGCATGCGTGAAACTCTGCCCCACATCGCTCGCACCATTTCGCCCCATGAGCAACGTAGCAAGCTCGTGAGCAGAAGTTACGGCGTTGGATGTAGATGTTTGCTCGCTCAAATTCGATCTCGCAATGTTCACATACGAGGGTTGACCAAGTGCCTTCATGCCTGCCGGGGTGATGCATTCTTGTATGATCGGCAACATCAATGATACGAAGGTTTTCAATTCGGTTGTCAGCCCTGTCGCCATTGATGTGGTGAACGTGTTCTGCCGTGCGAAGTTTGCGTCCCAAACTATCCGCCATAACTTGACGATGTTCAAGATAGTTTCTGCCACCTCCGGTGATTTGAACATATCCGTCACCCCTGATGACTCTGGAAATTCGCTTGAACGATACTCGACGGCACGCCATAGAGCAAAAGCGACATCCCCTTCGCACCCGTTAGGGCTTGACATCAAAAGACTCTCCACATGTTTCACAGATGATAGTGACAGGCATATCAAACCTCCAATCAGGTTGGCTGCCTGTATCATATCACCTGGGGGAACCACAATCAGGGGCTTTGTTGCCCATAAGATTGGCTCGTTTGCGGGCTTCAACGCCGTGCCCCATCCGTCCCATTGCTTCGCGGCTTCGGTTGCGGGGGCGGTTATGATACGGACACACCCTGAATTGCTTCCTTGACCCGGCAGCGGCATTTCGGTTGGAGTTGTTGCAGCCCGCTTCCAATTGTCCGTTATGGGTCGCTCCGGTATCTTGCTTTCATGCCCAATCACCTCACGCTCCACCCCCGCCGCCTTGTCAATCGCCTTCCCAATATTCAACGATTTGGGAAATCCCGACCCATAATTCCACTGGATCATATCACGGATCTCAAACCCGGCTTCCTCCACGGCAGTCGCCAGATGATGATAAGTTCTGGTGCCCCCAAACGCGAGTAGATAACCCCCGGGTTTCAAGACTCGCAGGGCCTGCTTCGCCCACCGTGCATGCCACGCCCTCTGTGCCGTACCCTTACCGAGCTTATCAAACTCCCGGCCCATGAACTCCAATCCATAGGGAGGATCGGTCACAACCGCGTCCACGGAACTCTCATCCATGGTCTCCATGATCTGCACGCAGTCACCTGTGAATAATGTACCCCTCATGCTTCTCCTCGGATGTGGCACAAATACATCGTGTTGCAACTTAAAACGATTTTTTCCTTCAACGAGGTCATTGACCTTCCTGATCCTGGGCACCCGCTTTTACCCCTATCGGATAAATACCAACGCTCTCCATGAAAGCCCGTATAAACACCGCTGCCAGAAGCGGAACGATGCTATTGCCTATGCCTTTGAGGACTTGCGACCGCGAGGCGTCCTCACGGGTGCGGCCATCAGCCAATCGGAAGGGAACCCCTGTAACCAAAGGCTCAGAGCCGGATTCAATACGCCGTGCTTTTCCGTCTGCGCAGAGAATGTGAGTGGTGGCGTTCCAGGGAGAGAAGAGGTTAATTGAACCGCAATCGAGAGGCCGCCTTGTTTGGAGGAGGGTCCATCCCGCGTCTTCCCCTTTCGTTTCTCGTATGCACGCATCCGAGCACTTGCGTACTGTGCCAGCGTTCGCCCATCTTCCTGCGCCCTCGCTGTGGGCCATCCCGTTAATTGAACTATATTGCGAAGACGTTGTACACTCGTTGGAAATACCTTCCCCTGTGCTAAACAAATTTTCATTCTTTGCATTGTTTTTGGGCCATCCGTTTTTCCGTCTTCGCCCGTCGTAGTAGGCCACCCAGTACAGTCTTTGACGGATGTGTGGGGCACCGATGCCCGCAGCGCACAAATCCGAAGCCCCGAAGGTATAACCCACTGCTTCCAAGTCAGTTTGTACTCTGGCGAGCCATGCCCTTCCAAGAGGGCTTGCAACTTGTTCGCCAAAGATGTAGTTAACTCCTGACTCTTTAATGAGCCTGAGCATTTTTGGCCAGAGGTGTCGTTCATCTTTAACTCCTTTTTGCCTTCCTGCGATAGAGAAAGGTTGACACGGACAACTTCCCGTCATGACCTTCAGGTTTGAAGGCCAGCAAGCAAGGTCAAGTGCATATTCCCATCCGCCGATGCCTGCAAACAGGTGCACCCGATCAAATTCTTCAAGAGAACGCACATCCTCAATTCCTCGCTCATCCACATAACCATCGGAAATCAAGTCAGCATCAATCAGATTTCTCAGCCAATCGCAGCAATGTTTATCATTATCGTTGTAATAAACGGCACCCATCACTTCCCCTTCCCGTTGTTTTTGCGTTTCTGCGTACTTCATGTTCGCCTCACTCGCGCCACCCCTGCACGCGCCAACGATTTTTTCCTTCAACGAGATCATCCCATTCCCGCGTCCGCTGCGCAAAAAGACGGAAGCGCCTTGACGCAAATCTGAGACCAGCCCTCCAGGTGTTCGTATCCCGCTTCAAGTTCCTTGAGCGTCTTCCATTCAAGATCCTTGCCCTCGTTCGTCAGCCGGATTTTCTGAGCCGTGCCGAGACTGACATCACAGCGCAAGACGATCCCAAGATGGACTCGACCCACGTCATCCGAACCATCATAGAGAATGCCCACCGTGGCAAAACAATCCGGAAACTCCTGCCAGAACTCGGGTACGCCCACGAGTCTCAGCTCCTCCGAGACCTCTCGCCGGACATTCTTCTTGATGACATCCAGCTTGCGCTCGTCGCTGTCTTCCAGATTTATGTGTCCCCCGATGCCGATAGAAACAAGATCCGTAAGGCGCTTCTCGGACCCAGAACGTCGATACGTCAAAAACGTACTACCCGAGGAGATAATCAGATAGGGGATGACCTGCTTGTATTCAGGTGCCTCCTCGGCTTCGCTTCGCGCCATGAAAAACGAGCGCCCAAGAATTCCGACAATCCGATCAATATCTGCCCGGAGCGTTGTGATCGGCCCATCGTCCAGACCACGAAATTCATTCAGGACCTTCGCATCCACTACCAGTACCCACTCGTGTTTCAATTCTTTCGCCATTTTATCCCCTTAATCATCGGATACGCCGACACGTTCTCACCCTTCTCATTCCACAGCCCCGGATACAGCGCATACCGCTCGTAGTCGGCCCACGTGGGCCTACCCGACAGGTAACGCGGGTCATTCCACGACGCCTGGAATTCTGCAAAATTCGCGGGACCGACCTTGATTGTCAGGTACTTGTTCGTCGCGTAGTGACGCTTGCCACGCCGCTGCGTACCATCCACTAGGTAGTAATAGCCGTCTGCCGTAATTCTCTGAATCTTCTGCCGGTTGTCCACATCGTCCGACGCCGGTTGCCACCCCTTGGGGATACACTCGTCCGGAAACTCGCACGCGGGAGACAAGCCCAAAAACTCGCGAATCGCACGCCACTCATCCGCCGCCGCCGCGAGCAGGCCATCTATAGGCGGATCGAGCGAGTTGGCGTTCACAATGGCCCGAATCCCAATTGAAGACTCGGGATCCATGCGTCTGTGGTTGAGGCACTTGGCCGCCAGCCAATCCAGATAGTCCACCCCCTGCCCCCGAAGTTGCCGAATTCGATTCGCGATCTTGACATACAGACCAAGCCGCAGGGACTTCTTTTTGGACCTCGTATGCTTATCCAGATCCACCTCCAGAAAAGCCCGGCGATGAAAGTACGCGCGCCCCCGGTGCTCGACTTGCAGCCTGACAAAGTCCAGCATGAAAAACGCGGTCTCATCCACGAGCTTCCTGCTGCCCACGTGCTCGCGAAACGCACGCATCCACGTCCAGTGCGGGCGCTGCCCCAGAAGAAGCGTCGGGCGTTCAAAAAATATGTAATCGGTCATGCAGAATGAGAGAACGCAGTAGCTGCGCCAGTCGACATCCATATCCTCACAGGTCCACAGCCACTTGCGAATGTAATCCCGCTGCTTCTTCAGCGTCCTGATGCACTCAGGATCCTCGTGCCAGGGCAGCATGAGGCCCGTGAAGCCCATGCACGTCCAAAAGTAGCGACTAAGATTTATGACCTCGGAAAAAGCGAAATCAGGATCGAGGCGATTTTGCTTCGAGAAGTAAACCGGACGCACACCGTGCGTCTGTGCGAGCGACAACGAATGACCCAGAAGGTCGGCACGAACCTGATCGGATACAAAATCGTTCATCTGAGGTACTCCAAAAGATCGTCCCGGCCCATCTCCGCCAGGCGCGCATCCGGAATCGTGAGCGCGTCCGCCATGTCCTGTTTCCCAAACAGACGATCTCGAATCAATTCATCGACAGACCTCACCACGTCAAGAAAAATCATAGTCGCGGGCTTGGCCCGGATGGTGTCCAACTTCGACATTGTGCCACTCGTGATACGCCGATGGATACGGTCGATGCTCTGCTTATACAGCGTAAACGAATATGGGCGCTCAACATAAATGGCAGTCCTGGCCCTGGCCAGGAAATCGAGGCCTGTCCCAGCCTTGGCCGGAATTGCCACAGCTACCCTGGGAGTGTCCAGGTTTTCAAAGTCGAAAGCAATCTGCTCCATCTGATCGTTTGTAACCCCACCGTAGAGCTTGCACGCCCCATAAATCGGATTGTACCGCTCATACAGGCTATTCACAGCCTTGCGAAACTCGGTCCAGATAATAACCTTTTGCTCCGGGTCGGCCAGGACCTCCTCCAGGATACTATCGATCTCAATGTACTTCGCGGAATCCCCATCCTCGTCCAACAAACTCGGATGGTTCATCACTTGCCTGAGCCTGAGCACGGTTGTGGTATCGGACAAGAATCGCAAAAGATTGATCCGAGTCGAGCGAGGCAAACCCGCGACGATTTCACCACAGATCGTCTTGTACAGCGCCAGCTGCTTCCCCGAAAGCTCCACATCGCGAATCATGGATACCCGGTCGGGAAAGCCCGTCATATCCGCCTTGATCCGACGGATGGAGACAGCCTCGATCATCGATTTCAGCTCATCCAAGTTTTTGAAACCGACTACCTTCGGGTGAGTACCCTTGGAGCCATAACTGATCGACTGCTTGACCACAAAATGATGCTCGAACTTGGAAATATGAGGCAGGTAATCCCGGCTCAATACCTTGAGCGCAACATAGGCATTCATAGGGCTTTCCGAAACCGGTGTACCCGTCAGCAGGAGGGCGCGCGGCCACTTCCCCTCTCGGTCCTGGGATTCATTCAAGATGGACACAACGCACTTCGTGCGCTTGGCCGACAGGTTCTTGTATAGGTGAAACTCGTCGACGATAACCATGTCCCATATCATCGAACGCAGAAGCTTCGTGAGGTTGCCATATACATTCCCGCGACCGGAACCCCCGATCAAATTCTCGGGGTGCGTGAGCATTATGTTCCACTCGGTATCCTGATTGTCCTCAACAAACTGGAACGCGAGCTTGCGCCCGGACGGCACCTGAATTGCCACAAGATTCGTATGCTTTCCCACCTCGCGCCGAAACGAAATTTGCGCAGTATAGGGACAGATGACGAGCGTTCGGCGAATGTCTGAACCGAGAGCAATCATGGCGCTTAACGAGGTCAACGTCTTGCCTGCGCCCATCTCGTCAAAGATTCCAGCCCGGCGATTGCCCACTGCGTAAGCAACAGCAGGCACCTGATCCTCATAGAGCCTGTGCTTCATCTTCCCCGCCAAAGCCGCGCGAACCTGCTCATTATTGACCCCCTTTTTTAGGTCAAGGTTGAGAACATTGCGCGAAGTTAGGTAAGAAATCCAGTCATAGGCGTCCTCAGTCATCGTCCGGCCTTCGACAAGCCCCACCTGGTCCAGACGAGTCCGGAGCATGTTCAGATCATGGAAACTGAGAGTCCACAGGTTCTCTTCGATCTCGTAGGCTGTTAGGGTTGAGCGTACAAGAATATACGCCCGCTCGTAATAAGGACTTTTCGGGTCGAGACGAACACAAATTCGTCGCTGCCTTAGAAAAACGTCAATCAAAAGTGCCCCTCAAAAATTCCTCAATCTCAGCCTCGCGCTCATCCTGTTTTGAGACCGTACCCATCTCCACAAGCCTGCCCTTTAAAAGCGGATAGCCCTTGTACCCTACGCCGCGCACCTCAATCTCCCTCACGGGAGCCTCCGAGTTAAGGTAATACAGGCTCTCGAACGTACGACCTTCATCAGCACCTATCCCCCGCAGCGCAGTTTTCACCTGCACGCGGATAACACCCTCGGGCTCCACCTCACCCTGCCAAAGATACCAGAGAGTTCCCTTGGCAGCCTCGGCCCTGGACGTAAGATACCGGCCAGCGTCGTCCTGCCATGAGCATTCGATCTCATCGACCCACGCACGAATCAACTGGCCCTCCCTGCGTCTACCCCCTGACTTCAGGTACCCGATCTGGATGATGACTCTCACGGTTTTTCCACCACCTGCTCGATCATGCTGCTGTAATCGTCGCCCTCAGTCAGCTCTTCACAAGTAGGAGGCAGGTGCTTCTCCATCCATTTCATGATCAAGTCTGGGATGGACTTGCAGAACGTCACACCCCGCACACCGGTCAAACCATCGGGCTCGAATTGCATATGCTTAAACTTCTTGTAGAGCTTCTTCGGATCGACCCCGTACTGAAGCAGCATCGAGATCGCAATCGCCCACGCATCGGCCCACCCGTGGCTCTCGGCACCCTCCTTGCCGAGCCTGACAAAAACCTCACCGGGAATACCGTCGGCAAAAAAACCCACGGTGAAAAAACCGTGAACATCCTCCATCTGAAACCGCAGCGTCGTACTCTCACGCTCATCGTCAAGATGAAAACGCATGGGTGACGGCGCACCCTGGGGAGAGGGACGGGCATCAAAAATCTGGTCTTCGATACGGGGCGCAACCTGGGGGTCGTCGCCACCAAAATACTTATCGTATTCCTCGCCGGTGGCCTCGTACCAATTCACCAAATCATTCGCATAATTGATAGCGTCGTCCAGCCTATTCGCATAGCCAAAACAGAGAGCGTCCATCAAACTGCTGAGAAGATTGCCCCCCAAGACACCCAGATCCTGCACCTCAATGTACTCTTTAACAGAAATCGAACCATCTTGCTTCAGCTTCAAGTTTTTGCCCGCCTTGAATCTTGCTTTGAGGACGTTCAGGTACCAAATTATCTTTTTCACATCCCCCACTCCACCCTTCATTTTGTGGCGAGAAAGATACTTAACAATGCTGCCCTCGGTGAAACCCAGTCGCCAGTCCTCGATGAAGTCAATGGGCTGGTACTTGCCTGAATAGTGCTTGTCCTCATTCCCAGGTGAGTTCTTGTCGATGTTCAGAAGCTTACTCATTCCCTCTCCTCCTCGATTAATAATGCCGGATCTCCCATATGAGTGTATTTCGATGTGGAAACATGCCTAGATTCTTACTCGCTGCGGTCAACTCAATTATTGGTGACATGCCACCAGGGGAGTACAGATCGAACAACGCATGCAGATCGTCCACGTCAGATGGCGAGCAGTATTTACCCAGCAATCCCCACACCGCCAAACGCCCGTACACATACTGACCGCTCTCGACCAGGGCCTTCCGCATCTGATCCTTCTGATACGTGTAGTAGAAAACCCAATCTCCGTGAGGACAACCTACTTCACCAGCAATCAGAGCGTTATCGGGAGGCAAAATTTCCGATATGTAGAACTCACCCGGCTTGAGCCCTAACTTTTGTATAGTCTTCCGAAGCTTTCCCCGTGGAACATATGGTCGAAACTTACCGGACGCTGCTTTGGTCATGCGCAGACCCGCCATGGCATCTTCTGACTCAAGACAGAATGCCGATGCCGAGGTCCAAATACGTGGACTGTTGCCAGCAAGCCCCCTGGCTGCAAGGGCATAGTACTCAGGCTTGGAGCGTATGAGGCGCTGTATCATCGATCTTTGATTGCCCATTGATATTCACGCAGGTCATCTATGGGTACTGCCTTCTTGGCGTCGGTAGAACGGCACTTAAAAACAAGATCACCCTCAACAAAGCCGCAGCGTCCAAGCATCTCCCTCAGCTCCAACCCGGTCATATGATCCCAAATGCCTAAGCCGAATAAACCCACCACAAGTGAATAGGCCGCTCCCCCTAACCTCTTAGCCTCTTCCTTGGAAACAGAAATACTGTACTTCTTGGCATGCTCCATGGCCTGGGTCATCAAGGAGCCTTTTTCATCATCACTGTCGGACTCTCTGATCTGCCGCCGCAGGGTCAGATAATGCTTCCACGCAGTTTCAAATTCCTCGTCGCTGTAATCAGCCCGGTTGCCTACCATCTTGCGCAACCGCTCAATCTCCTCGCGCAGTGTAACGTTGTCTTTCTCGGCGGACTTGGCGCGTTCAAGCATGTCAGGGACCAATATCCATTGGGATTCTAGGTGCTCGATCTCCTGCTTCTGCTCCTTGCGCTCGGATAGGAGTTCAAAAACATATCCCGCCAACCTTCCAGCATCACGTTCGCTGTCCGCCTTAATCTCCCTGATTCGTTCGTCTGGAATTTTCATCACTCCCCCTCCCCGTCGAGGATGGCGCGGGTGAGATATTCTCTGATTGTTGCCGCCTCGTTCCCGGTCAGCGCATGCTCTAAATCCTCCCACCGTCCGATTACACCCATCACCACATCCACGTCGCCGACATCGGCGATCTCGCAGTAACTCAGAATGTAATCGAGGCGGGCTGTTTCCGCCTTCAACGCTTTCTCGGCGGCATCGGCGCGGGTTTCGGCTTCTTGCACAGCGCACACCGAAAGGGCCGCTGTCATCACGTCCTCGGGTATCGCACCAGGACGCGCCAAATGACCCGCCAAATACGCCTGATCTCGTTCTCCCTCCAACCGCTCGATCTTCCGCTCCTGCTCCTTGTGTTCTGCCAGGAGTTCAGTAGCCAGGTGCATCGCCTCGTCCTCGTTACATGCCCATTCCGGATAGGCCGGGCCTGCCATTTCCTTCTCAATCTCCTTGATTCTGTCGTTTGTGAGTTTCATCACTTCCCCTTCCCGTCGAGGATGACGTTAACGATGTTTATGCCGTCATCATAACCCTTCAACTCTCGGACGATGGCGCTGTCTGTGGGCGGTGTTCCGCGAGCGTTCAAGGCGTAAGCAGCATTTCGAATGGCAGTGTCACCCCCAGCAACCACGTCGCGCAACCGGTTTCGATCCCTCTTCACCGCCTCCAACGCTTTCTCCAACCTATCCGCCCGACATCCGTGACAATCGCCATCAGGTGCGAGACTGCGACCGCACTTGCAGCACGTTAGTTCCCGCAACCGCTCATTATCGGCCTCAGCTTTTTCTATTTCCTTTTCGTTCTCATCGCCGTTGTCAAGCGCCACCTGTAATTGCATATCCAACTGCCTGTTATCAGCTTCGGTGGACTTGCGCTTCTCATCCAGCCGCTCGCTATTGGCTTCGGCTATTTCGGCGCGGGTGATGAGCGCGGCAAATTCCCGCCTTGCCTGATGGTTGGGTGGCAAGTCGTTTACCACTTCCACCAAGGTCATTTCTCTTGCTGCTTGGTTTTCCATCACTCCCCCTTCTCGTCGTCGGTTTTACCAACAGATTCCAGCATCACCGCCGATATTGCGACTATCACCATCGTGAAAATGGGTATGCCAAAAAATATAAGAACGAGGATGAATATCGTTTCTTCATTCATCACTCCCCCTCCCCATCAAGGATGTCGCGGGTTGCTTTGGGTCTTGGAGCAGCCTCGTCCACCGCCTCAATCTCCTCGATTCGCTTACTTGAAATTTTCATTCTGTCACCTTTTCCAGCAGGGCTTTCACCTGCGTCTCTGCGTACTTCATGTTCGCCTCACCCGCTCCACCCCTGCACGCGGCTGACGGATGAACACTGATGGCCACCATGGCCTGAATCCGACCCAGAATACTCGACGGATGCGTCAGGATCTCTCCACAATGCTTCGTCACGCGGCTCTTATACGGCGTCACGAGCGACATGGCCTCGTTCCCGAAGCAAATGATGAGCCCGGGCTTGACCAAGTCGATCTCAGCCCGCAAGTACCGAGAACACGCTATGACCTCGGGCCAGGTGGGCACCCGGTTCGACATTGAGTAACATTTGCAGGCGTTCGTGATCCAGCATTCCCCCCGCGTGAGACCCACGGCGTCCAAAAACTTGTCCAACCTGGCCCCGGCTGGGGCCTGAGGCCAAAATGGAGATCCATTCTCCAGCTCCTGCGCCCCCGGATTACGCCCGATGAGCATGATGTCTGCCTGTTCATGCCCGGCAGGTAACGTTGACCCGTGTTGCCCAGTGTCGGGCCGTAGGGGGCACGCGTTGCAACCCATAACAGCCTGATCAACCTCGCGCAAGCAAGTCCACTCGGTTCCCGGATCTTTATATGCTTCCATGTGCCTCACCATGTTCGATAAATCCTGAGTCGAAACGGGTACCAAGGGCTCGCTCTCGGCGCAAGACTTGCCAATCCGCTCGGCCATCACACGTGTGCGAAAACCATCGCGCACCAACGGCTGTGTCAGTTGCTGGGAGAGGTGGCCAAATTCGGTAGTGGAAAGGAGATGTACGGCCTCGACCACATGCGGAAGCTTGACGAGCCTGTACATTTCACCCAGAAGGTCATCTGCGTCAAGGATCCGCAAGGTTACCACACGTTTACCAAGTTCTTTCAACATTCCAGAATCATGGCTCAAAAGTTCTCCCAGGTTTTTGTAATCTTGGAGCAGCTTTGAGCCAATTTTTTGACCGATGCCCTTGACTCCCTTCAAGTTGTCGGACGCATCCCCCATCAGGGCCTTCAGATCAGGGAGCAGCCCTGGTGGAACCCCGTGAGTTTCCACGACAGTCGCGTGATCGATCAGAGATTCTTTTTGAGGATCCCAGACCACGATCTTGCCGTCCTCGCGAACCAATTGCCAGAGGTCATGATCACCGGTTGCGATAATGACCTGGGCACCGGGAAGGTCCTTCACGAGGTGAAAATAATGCTCTGAGAGCAACGACAAGGTGTCGTCCGCCTCGACACCGGGAATGACGACCTGGCGTACCCCCAGGGCCTCCAGATAACGCTGAACGTATCCAGATTGTTCCTTGACCATCTCCAGATCGAGGTCGGACTCTCGCTTTTTTTCCATCCGGTGGGCTTTGTAATCAGGATAGATTTCAGAACGCCAGCGAGAACGGCCCTTGTCCCAGCAAACCACAAGGTCCCGAGGCCTGAATTTGTCAATCATTGCATAGAAATAGCCCAGGACCCCTTTGGAAACGCTACTGTTGCCACGCACGCCGTATCCGGCATAGGCCGCGCGCCAGACGAGGGGGTTCCCATCAATGAGAAGGACAACAGACATGTAGATAAATTACAGGATGTGGATTTGTTTAGATCTAGGGTGAGGGGTAGGAAGATGAAGATCGAACCCTACAATTCGCGCTCGGTTATCCACGACTTTTATTGACTCATCACCCGCCCCAATCATACTCTTGGCAAATGTCACGTTCACTCTCACCATATTCTTCATATCCAATATAATGGGCACCGACACAGCCGCCTCAGCGTCGCAATGCTTGCACTTGGTTACCCAAGTCACCATGGGCTGCGGTCCCCCAAACACACGTGACCGCTGGACTACCCACGAGTGAACACCGATCTTGCACAAAAACCGCTTTTTCATTGCCTGTCCTCCACGGGGAAGGGGGAGCAGGGTGTCAGCACCCTGCCAAGCCCAAAGCAGCTCGCTCGCGTCTCCAAATGTCCATTTCATCATCAAACGCGGCCTGAATCCTTAGTCCATACGCTTTACAGGCATCTCGCGTCCATTCAGGTTTCTCTAGTTTATCTATCCTAACATCAAACCGGGCTTGCACTGTGGGTGGAACTATATTCCGCTCGTCGGCCATGTCATCAAACACCTGAATATCCTCGGGTGCAGTGTGCGCCGCCTGTGGCCAAGTCTGTCCTGTCACCCAGGAGGACAAATAACCACAATGAACGCACTTCAACCCCGATCCGTTTGGCCCTGAAACTTTGAGTGTGTCGCTGATCGGCCAGTACTCAAAATGGTATTTCAGGTGCCGCTCGGCATCATACAATTTCCCCCCACAACCCTTACACAGGATATCACCTGGATTGCCACCCTTACCCTGTATAAGCCCCGAGGCCAGGACCCCCGGGGCCACGATTGCCGCGCCCAAGACCAGCCCTGTTGACCGAAAGAAGCCTCGACGAGTCGGGTTCGTTGTGCTTTTACTTGGTTTCATGCTGTTTCCTCTTTATCAGTGTAATCAAGAGCCTTTAAAAATTCTGACCACTTCATTAGCTTCCCTCCTGTGTTTCTCTCTCAAGGTTTTTCAGCTTGGCCTGGCAAACGTGACAGCGCATCAAACAGGATCAGGAGAAGCCTTGTCCCAGTTTATCCGGGTTCTCCCCGTAGAAGCGGGGATCATCTCCCAGCTTACGATATCGGACAATATTTTACGCCACGTGCCTTCTGAAAAGTCACCATCCGCCAGGTCCCTTCCACCAGAAAACTTGCCATGACCCCCAACAGTACACCCAAGATAGGAGGACCGGTCTGGGCTCTTGCATCGGGCTTGAATCGCGTATTTATATTTATTTGTGTACAGGTATATGTTTACGTGGTCGGCCTTGATCTCTACCTCAACACTCTCTTCCCACGAAACAAATCGGATATCCATTGCGCCAACCCATTTGCGCAATTGGATAAACTCGGGGCGAAGAGCTTCTTTGTTAACATTACTTTCTGGCTCAAAAACGCCCATATCGATAAATCGGAGCGCATCTCTATTTTGCCTCACGACTGCTAAACACAATTCCGGCGTCTGCTTCTTCACATCTAAAAGCGCCTTCCCGTCTTGCTTAACCGCCTCCATACACAACTCCAACGTCTGGTCTTTAACAAATCGGAGCGCCTTCCCGTCTTGCTTAACCGCCGCCATGCACAACTCCAACGTCTGGTCCTTGACGTGTCGGAGCGCATAACCATCTTGCTTAACCGCCGCCATGCACAACTCCAACGTCGGTTCCTGGACGTATTGAAGCGCCTTCCCATCTTGCTTAACCGCCGCTATGCACACCGCCTCGGTTTGATCCTTTACATATGCGAGCGCATAACCATCTTGCTTAACCGCCGCCATGCACAACTCCAACGTCGGTTCCCGGACGTATTGAAGCGCGAACCCATTGTGCTTGACCGCCTCCATCTCCTCTTTATCAGTGTAATCAAGAGCCTTTAAAAATTCTGACCACTTCATTAGCTTCCCTCCTGTGTTTCTCTCTCAAGGTTTTTCAGCTTGGCCTGGCAAGCGTGACAGCGCATCAAAAATACCCTTATTGACGTAGCGGAGCGCGTCCCTGTTTTGCCTCACAGCTGCCATGCACAGTTCCGGCGTCTGATCCTTGACATATGAAAGCGTGTATCCCTCTTGCTTGACCGCCTCCATACACAATTCCAGCGTCTGCTTCTTCACATCTAGGAGCGCAAACCCATCTTGCTTAACCGCCTCCATGCACAACTCAGGCGTCTGGTTCCGGGCGTATTGAAGCGCATTTCCGTTTTGCTTGATGGCTTCCATACACACCGCCTCGATTTGATCCTTGACGTATCGAAGCGCAAACCCATCTTGCTTAACCGCCTCCATGCACAACTCAGGCGTCTGGTTCTGGGCGTATTGAAGCGCATTTCCGTTTTGCTTGATGGCTTCCATGCACAACTCAGGCGTCTGGTTCCGGGCGTAGCGAAGTGCATAACCGTTTTGCCTGACCGCCTTCATACACAACTCCGGCGTCTGGCCATGGACGTAATGGAGCGCAAATACGTTTTGCTTGACCGCCTCCATACACAACTCAGGCGTCTGGTCCTTAGCAAATCGAAGCGCATTTCCGCTACACCTGACCGCCCTCATGGCCTCCTCGCCTGCATAATTGATTATTGCCGATTCGTCGCCACCAACAGCCTTTAAAAATTCGGACAATTTCATTGGTTTTTCTCCTGCGTTCCTCTATTGTGTTCAAGGTTTTGACGTACTTGTGTCAATCTCTTCGCCATCTGGCTCGAAAATGCCCCTATCGATGAATCGAAGCACGTCCCTGTTTTGCTTCACGGCTGCTAAACACAATTCCGGCGTCTGCTTCTTCACATCTGAAAGCGCATAACCGTTTTGCCTGACCGCCTCCATGCACAGCTCAGGCGTCTGGTCCTTGGCAAATCGAAGCGCATTTCCGTTTTGCTTAACCGCTTCCATACACAACTCCAGAGTCTGGTCATTGACATGTAGGAGCGCACAACCGTTTTGCTTAACCGCTTCCATGCACAACTCCAGAGTCTGGTCATTGATGTACGAAAGCACAAACCCATCTTGCTTGACCGCCTCCATGCATATAGCCTCAGTCGGGTCATTGACATATTGGAGTGCATCCCCGTTGCGCTTGACCGCCTCCATTACCTCTTTATCAGTGTGGTCGAGGGCTTGTAAAAATTTGGACCATTTCATTTTGTACCCCTTTTCTTGGTTAGGGCTCCTGTTCCTTCAAAAACTAGACCGGATCGGTACGGAACTGAAAGGTATCAGCATTCTTGTACGGCTCTTCGACCTCGCGAACAAGATCGGCGGGAATACGCCCGTCCTTTTTCGCCTTCTCCCACTCAACGAGATTCAGGTTCTGCGTCAGGCACTCGTCCATCTCGTGGTCAAGGAGCCACTGGACGATGATCTCCGTCTTGCGCCGGATACCGCTGTCACCAGGCTTCGTAGTCACGCGAGCCTGGTAGTTGAAGTCGACAACCTGCACGTCCTGCTTGCCCGGCTCCGAGGGCTCCCCGTACTGCTTGACGTACTCAACGAGCTTTTCATATTCCTCACCCCTGACCTGCTTGAACTCCTTTTCCGCGTTCAGCTTGCGCCGATTGGCGTCCGTAAACCGCCCCAGGCGAGCCCCATACTCTTTTCGCTCCTCCTCCAGCGCCTCGCGTTTTTCCTGCTCCACACGCTGTTCTTCAAAATAGTCAAAATCGGGTTTTTCGATCTCACGCTGGCCATCCGCCGGACGCGCGGCCTCAGATTCAAGCGTTGGCGAAACCGGGGCAGCCCGCACGAGCTTTATCGCACCGGAAAGCACCTGCTGCTCTTGCACCGACCACAGTGCATTCCCGCCCTCGGTGCGACAGATCAACATCACGTCACCTGTACCCGAAACCTCCTTGGCCACGACCTGTACCGTGAGCTTGTCGGCTATGGCTGATTCCCAGGCACCTGTGCCGGGGTGCTGCCACCACGTGGGACCTTCGAGAAGCAACGCAGAGCCGAGGGGTACGTTGACGAGCTGAGGCTCGGGCACCGGGGCTGTAAATGGAGGTTGGACCGCAGGGGGCTCAGGCTTGGCCAAGGATAGCCCCGGATTGATCGCATCATCGGGTGCGAACTGATCTGGCTCACGAGTGATCTGGGGGACAGACTCGGGTGTGACTTCAGGCACAACCTGGAGAGCAGGCTCCTGAACGACGGGGGCCGCAGGCCTGGGTACAAACCTATCAGAATCGTCCACAGGCGCTGGTATGGGCTCGGGGGTGCTCGGAGCAGCTGGTGTGGGCTCGGGAGCAACGATTGGTGCCCCCGCAGGCTGAGACGGCTCGGGGGTGGCACGGGTCCAGACGCGGGCGTGAATTCCGGCTCGGGCTCGGGCGTGGGCGTGCCTCCTGACAAACGCACAGGCGACGGACGATTCGGCGCATTCTTGGGTATCTTGTGCTTGGTCGTTATGTGGATTTTTATCGCTTTTTCAGTCTGGCCCGTATGCGAACAACCTTCCACGGGACAACTCCATTCGTGGGACATAGTGATCTCCTTTTTCTTGGCACGCACCTGCATAAGTGCGGTATTCAAAATCGGAACAATTGCTTTTTCGATTCTTGCGAGACCTGAATGTAAGTTCATGGTGACCTTCCACCAATAGGCTTACTATATTGTCAGGACTCTGTCAATATTAAAAAATACCTTTCATGTAGGGAACTGAAATTATTGAGGTTCTACAGCCGGGGGTTGGCCGGGAGGTTGGCCGGAAGGTTGAAGACCCTCCACATCATCGGCCAAGACTTGGCCGGGAGCGTTGTTGTCAGGCTGGGCCAAAGCATTGGCCTCCTCCCGAGCCTGCGACGTGTACTCCACCTGTTCCTTGAAAAGGTCAAGGTTTCGCAGACCCATGGCGACCATGTTGACGACAAACGCGGTCTTGCTAAGGGGTTTCTCCTTGCCCCCGAGTTTCTTGAAGAAAACGATATCGTCATGCATCTGCTTTGGGAAAGCGATCAGGACCTTGACGACCTCATCCTCTACGTAATCTTTGCCGGTAAGTTCCCAGAATTTGTGACCTTTGATACGGATGCACTCGACGACACCCTTGCGCTTGAGAATCCGCAAATTGTTGCCGATCTGAGAGAGGGAATAATCGACGCCGCTCTGCATCTCCAGGAACGTTCGGAGAATTTCCGCCGAAGCGCGGGGATGTTCGGGCGCTAGCGCCCCCAGGGCATCGATAAGTTTGGTTCTGATCTCAATGAGGTCTGTTGGTTGTGTGTTTGCTTGTGGCATTCAGCGTCTCCGTTCGAGGCCCCTGCTGACATATTGAGAGGGCGACCCATGACTCTTCATGTATACTATATAGAAGGAAAGAGGATGTCAAGAGGAAAGATTAGGGCTAGGGGCAGTTGGTGGGCACAGGGGAGCAGGAATCTTCAAAATTGTTAAAAACCGAGACCGAGGCTGGGCCACTTGTAAGCTGTCCAAGTAGGTCACATGCCACACAATCAGGTAAAACGACATTATCATAGACGACTAACTCGCCCGCCAACGAAATAAGACTGCCCAGATCAAAACTTGTCAATACATCATTATACATGATGTGATTGAGGCCCCCCACAGAAACAAGATTGCTCAGGCTAAAACTCGGCAAACTGCCGTTACCTATAATTTGCAAATCCCCTTCAACCACCTCAAGATTGGGTAGGTCCAAACTTGTAAGCCCCGGAGCCTGAACCCTTAGACCACCAGTTATACAGGTGTAAGGCTGCAACAAAAGAGCTTCCAAACTATTCGTAATCGTGTAGTCCCCCTCCAAGCAACCCATATCCCCTGCATCTGACCCCGCATCGGGCTCACCTGTGTCAGTCTCAGTTTCACTGTCTGTATCCGAGTCTGAGTCAGCATCACCACCATCCAGACCACCCGTACCTGCGTCATTTGTACCACCGTCCGAAAGATATGTGATATACATATCCCCCTCATGTTGGCAGGCCAGGCAAGTGCAGCACGCCGACACGAGCAACCCAAACATAAACTTTCTCATGGGACATCTCCTTTTTTTGCTCCACCTATTTATGAGAAGAACAAGTCACCTTTATATATACAGGAAAGTCCACCTGATGTCAACAATTATTCCTAAAAAAGAGGTCTACCAATAAGCTACTGGCGAAAGCTTTGTCGCCCAACTACTTTTAATTAAGGGAGCACCTTGGAAAGGTTGTTGTGTTGCCGCGTTAGCCCAGTATATTGCTGGATAGTCGAGCGCACCTGCACCCTCGGCCAAAATTGTATTACTGTGCGTTACAGCATATGACGAGCCAACTAACACTTGCAACAAATTACAATATTCAAAGGGGTAGTCACCCCATGCAGCCGCCCCAGGGGCAGGAAGCATCAAGTTACTCCCGCGAATATGGTTTGAGTTAACCGTAACGTGGGTAAGACTTGTCACACCCCCCAGATCTTCAAACCAGATTCCATTAACACATTTTGCCCCGCCAACATTATCAAAATTGTTTACAAAGTTGTCGCTTATCAATGCATTGTTAATCGCCCCGGTCGACCCAAAAAAAATGTGGTAGGCGGGATTTCCAGATCCTGGGCCAGACACTCCGCCCACGGCCTTCAAAGTATTTCCGAGCCGAGTCTTGTTCCCACAGATCTTGGCTGAGGTGGAAGCCACATAGATGTGGGCACAGTAATCAGGAACATTAATCGGCACGCCTGATCCTGAAATCGAAAGCGTGTTGTCCAGGATCGAAACATCGCCACCCCCCACAATACATCCACATGAATCCGCAGGTTGAACGGTTATCACTGAGTTCACAGTTGTTACGTCCACGGTATTGTCCTTAATCGAAGTCAAGGTCGCAGCCACATCATTCAATATGCCTACCCCATAGGCCTCGATCTGGTTAGAGTTGACCACCGCTCCTGGCCCCAGGTTGGATATACCAACCCAGTTCGCACGCACGACATTGGAAGAGACCACGCTCCGCGTGCCCGCTGACAGAATACCACTACCCTGTTTTGCTGTAGTCGTACCCAAGATCTTAACTACATTGCCATCAATGCAGCACTCATCAAGGCTCACGGCGATGCCCCACACCGCCGAGCCCACGTTGCTCACAGAAGACGTAGTAGAGATCACGTTGTTTGACACGGTGGCCCCACGAGTTGTGTCCAGATTCGCGAAGTCAACAAACACTCCAGCCGCATCCGGGCCACCATCCGCCATGAAGTCCACCACCTGGTTATCATTTATGCGCAGGCCAAGTACCGTAGTGGCGTCACCAATGTTGGCTAAATGTTGAGCATAGATACCCCATGTGCCATCCGCCGCGTTGTCCAACCAGGACAGACTATTATTAGAAAAGGAGATGCCTTCAAAGTACGTGGTGTGTCCCGCCCCAACAACCATCACTTCAAATCGAATGCCAAACAATTGGGCACCAAAGACAAGCAACCCTGCGGCCCCCTTGGTCATCGAGAAAATACGATTACCATCTACCTGAATACCTGACATAACTGGTGTGTGTGCCGCAGTGATGTCAAAGTCAATCCCTCGATGGTAACACGCAACGATGTCGTTTTTACAAACTTGGATATTTGTAAAGACGGGAGCACCAACCGAACTGTAAAACTGGATACCAACACCCAACGAGTAGATTGTGTTTTCTGAAATGAAAACGTCTGACCCTGCCTCAGAGGAGATACCAATGCCTACCTGCGAGGTGTCCCCCACAACCCTACTGATGAAGTTGTTATTGACCCAGGCTGAGAAAACGTTGTCAACGAGTCGAATACCATACTCCGCTGCCGCTGCCGCTGCGGTTCCGTCGCCGATCCGTAACGCATTCCCGGTGATATGCACCTGGGAAGAGCCCGAAGCAATATTGATACCCGTGGTAAAGTCTACCGAGTTATCCGTTGTCAGGGTGTTGTCATCAATATATAGGTTTGTGCCTACAACATCGATTAATCCGTATCCCAGTCCGCTATTGTTCGCTGTCTGATTTATGATGTTGCCCGTCACACTGATGTTGGAGCAGTTGGCGTGAGTCAGAACCACGGCACCACTCAGAGTCGTGACCGTGTTTCCCTCAACCCTCACATTCGAAACCGCCAGGGCAGAGATACAGAAAACATCAGCGTTCGGTGTACCTGAAACATATGTACAGCCAGAGACCTCAGTGTTGTCTGCGACCTCGATCACAGCCCCTGCGTCGGCCTGCATATCTATGTACACGTCCTTGACCTTGCAGCCTGCGCTGAGTTCCCAGATTCCTGTAGCGTCTATGGCTGCGATAGACACCACGGATCCATATGCAACACCCATGGCGATAGACCCGTGCACGACCCCTCGAACGTTAACGCCCAAGGGCTGGACTATTTTTTCTGTGATAAAGCTTGGTCCGGTCAATGTGATTTCACATTCACCTGCGGCTAACCCCGCATACAGGAAAGCGGCACGTAAATTATCAAACGCTGACACCGGATGCGTCTGGGCAGTGAACATCGCGACTGACCAGGGTTCAACTGGACCATTCACGTTACGCATCAAGTTTTGAGTATTCGTAATCGCTCCGCCAGCCGTGGTAAACTCAAAAAGAGGGACTCCGCGCTCAGGATACTGGGAGGTGTGCCCGTCCTCCATCAATTGGCTCCTACCTAGCAAGTACTCCAAGGCTTCGCTCATACCCACAAAGTCCACCGTAACATCGAGAAGACCGAGCTGACCGTCAGGGTTCAGATACAGAAGGTTCACCGTATTGTCTATTAGCGCGTACCCCGTATCCCCCCCATAATCAATTCGCTCGCCCCGACAGTAATACGCGCCGCCACGTATATTGATGTTCAAGGCCGCAGCCCCCCAAATTTCGAAGTTGTCGTGCAATGCACTCCGTGAGTATAGTATACCAGAGTAGTGAAGTTCATCCTGTGGGCTGTACACAAGCTCCTGCAAAGCACTATCTGCGATATTCTCCGTCGCAAGCGTGCCCCATATCCGCTTATCAACAAAGTCCCGGGTTCCACTATAAGGTGCGTACCCAATTTTGAACCTTGGAGTAAGCGCATCGTACCAGCCACACACGCTGGCTATCGGCAAATTCTGCGAAAGATCTGCGCTCGCAAAAATAGTGATCACATCGGAATACACGCCAAGTCCAGGTAAGACGCCGTCAGGATTCGCAACGCCACCTACCGTATTCACGTACACGTCAATCCATTTTTTCGCATCCGAAGCAAAGAGCCTTATTATATGAGGCAACTGGGTGTCATTCGCAGTCACATTCTCACCGCCGTCCCACGAAAACGCGTACTGGAAAATACCTGCCGGGTTGGTCACAGTCAGCGCCAGGTCGGCAGCACCAACCGGGTACTCGTCGCTCGCGTCAACGATCCAGCAACCTGATACAGTTCGCGGATCAGGGAAGCTCATCTTGAGCGTCACGCCCGCCACGCCGTCGTCATCCGCAAAAATTTCGTAGAAGTGCGATCCCGACGCAGAACTAGGAATCACTGACGGGGTGAACTGGAAAGACAGCGGGGTCAGTGTATTCAGCTTCCTGCCGTTGATGTAATAAAGGTCAGACAACGCTGGGCTCATGATGGAAAACAGGTCACCTCCCATGGGGAAGGTAATCGACCCGCTGAAGATTGCGGGTGAGGATCCTCGCCAAATGCCCACTGCATGCATGACATCTTGGTGCTCTTCCAACAACCCAAAGCTGGCTCCACCAAAATCATCCAGAGTTTGCCCGTGTGGGTTCTGCGGTGTCGGTGTCCCCGTGCCCTGCATATTCCTGTGCAGATCGTCCTCACCAGTCAAACGCGGAATATCCTGCTCGTACATATTTATGATGTCGATAGCCTCGCTGATCGGACTGATTGTAGACAATTGGGAGATAACGATTTCCAGAGTGAGAAATTCACCCGCTCCGTCCAAAACGTCAATCGCGCCATCCACCGTAGGGTTCACCACCGCACCTGCACCGCCCGCAAAAGAGATCCACTGGAGGCCGTATACCGGGCCTACGGCCCACGTATAGTCGAGCGTTCCCAATCCGGTCGACATACCTGGAGAAACACCTGAAATGGTTACACCCGGAATCGTCACGGGGATGCGCGGATTGGCGTACAAGATGTTCGAGAACGTAGCAGGCCCCTCGATGCTACTTGCCGTCAATGACGAAGCTGGGCCATTTGCCGTAACTTCGCCAACGATGAGACAGCGATCCTTGGCATCACTGGCCAAGTTTCCGTCAGTTGTGGGCAACGCTGCATAATTGGCTGCGGAGTAAACCCTGATTCGCCAAGCGCCTTCGGAATGCGTCGGCCAAGTTTCGCCATCTGTTTCGTGAGGCTGCCGGTGGATCTCAGACTCTGTATACACGGCGCACACGAGATTGACGACTCCGTTGGTCTCGTCATCGAGTGAAATGTCGTAATAATCGCTCGAAGTCTCGATGAAATCGCCAGACGGGGTAAAACCGGACAACTGCGCCACGTCAATATGAAGATAAGGGGGTGCCCCGGTCGTGTTTACCGTGATTACTCCGCCCGTATACATTCCGCGTGAGGTCCAATTCAAACGATTCCGAAGAATCTCCTCGGCCTTGGTGGTTTCCGTGCGCCTGAGCGCCGCGTGGTCTACGTTGACACCATTAGGGAACAAGCTGCCTCTCATGACAAACCTCCTGAACATCTCGTCGAAAAATGATGAAAGCTAATTTCGCCAAAATCATCAAACATTGGTCAATCCTGGCACACTCGGGCTAACCCCGAACAAGTGCAGCCCTTTGAGCACCAACGACCTGATTCTAAAATCCCGTAAATCTCGAATACTACTGACCGATAGCCGAAGCTGGTGAATATGGTGCCCCACTGTCTGATTCACGTCAACGTTCTCGTTTCGCTGCACGGTCGTCCAGGCCGCTACCAGACACGCGGGGGCGTCCACCCCGGACCGATGCTCGAAAGTGACAGTCAGCTCGCTCTGCCGGTACATTCGGATCTCTTCGTGCTCCAGGTAGTAGACCGCGCCGCTGATGAACTGTGAGGCATCCATCTCAACCGTTGTCGGGTTGACAAACCTCCAGTTTGAAGTCGAAATCTCCCTGCGTCCGTCCGGATCCTCAATGTAGAGCTTGGCCGTCGCCATATCCATCGAGGACCTGTGCGCCAGCACGCTGCGTCCGGTATCCGGGTTGAAAAACAGTGGCACCGTGAGTATCTGCCCTACAACGTTGTGCTCCATGCGATCCCAGAGCATGTAGTCCGCGAACCAGGCATAATCCTGGAACGTCAGGCCGCCTAAATCGAGAAGCGCCGTCGTAACCTGGTAGATCGGGTTGTAGCTGAACGTGTACTCTGCGCTGGAATTGTAGTAAGGAGCGTTCACCTGGATCTCGGACGCCGAGTTGAATGCCCACTCGGTGTTTGGCACCAAGACCCCATCCTCAAACAGCATGGCCTGCGTCTGATCCTGGTCCGAGTCGTAAAGAAGCGTGGCCACGTGGGGAGCAATCGCCGCGAACACCATGGGCTCATCCTCGACGGGCAACAGCGTGGGCAGCAAGTACGAATAGCGGAAAGGATTCGATGCGTGCATGTCCAGATTCACCAGGTCACACGCAGAAAAATCAGCCTCGGTAACCGCGCCCTTGAGGTTGATCGGTATCCCGGTAACATCGTACTCGGTGACATCAAAAATATCGATGGATGAGTGCGCAGGTGAGATTTTGCGAACATGGCCCTGGTTAACCGTCGTGTCCGTGATGACAACCGCGCGAGTTACCGTTGTCGCCGGGGGTGTGCCCGCCAGGATGGGCAACATGACGTAATCCACAAGCACTGTAATTGAAGAACCGTCGCTCGCAGCCAACATATACGCCCCGCTGCTCAGAATCGAAACCCAGCCGAAGCCCACGCCCCAGGCACCCCCATAGGAATTCCAACGAAGACGCCGAATGTCACCCAGACTGTTGTACTCGTAATCCAAGCTGGCGTTCCCTGCGTCGGTATCCGCCGAAATGTGAGTGATTGTCACGCCCGAAACAGGCACGCTCTTGTCAGATCGCTTGTGTGGCAAACCTATATATTCCTGCTCGGTCAGCGACAGCGGATCAGGTGACCAAACCCATGCAAGCTCCCCAAAGTATTGACGATGCCGCGTTCTCGCAACAGTATTGCTCGCCAGGACCCTTGACGTGATGCGCTCCACGTCCACACGAAAACTGTCAAACATCACCTCAATGGAAACCGGATCATCAACAGCAACCATCACGAGAACCCCGTTATCCGTGAGTCCCGCAGGAATGATAGTCGAGAATTCGATGTACGTGAAGTCTTCGTACCAGGAGCCTCCAGTATCCTGCACAACCGGCATAGCCGCGCCCGTGACCCAAGTAGCACCGTCATCGAAGGAGAACCCCAGGGTGGCTGTTGTGGCCCCTGCTGTGGCACTGGAGACCCAGCCCGACAACTTCGCGCTAAAACCTTCGTAATCATAAAACAGGCCCGGACTCTGCTGAGGGTAATTCTGGCCACGTGGACCAGGTCGAGGCATCGGGTACTGAAGCACGCGCGAAACCAACTCGTGAGTGGTAACCGTCGCGTCTATCAGATACAACCGGAAAGCCGGGGTCGGATCATAAAGGTTGACCTTGTCAGTCACGATCCTGGATTCCGAAATCCGCGTAAGAGTGCCCACTGTCTGAGCCGAGAGCTTCCAGTTATCAGGAAGCTCCGCATATCCGGCAGTTTCATCATCAATCACATCAATTCCATGGGTCATGCCCACCGCTGGCAACTGGCTCGTATTCACCTCCACCCAGACGCCCTGTGTCTGCTCGATCTGCCTGGCCTCCCGGCCATACCCAAGAGAGAAGAAAAAGGCGTCAACAGCGGGCCAGGGACCAACAAGGACATCCATTTCGTCCTCGTAGCACTGAACCTCCAAGGTGATCGGAAACGAATCCACAATCTGGTAAACACCGTCGCCACTGATCGGCACCCATGGCCCCCAGGCCGCAAGAGGCGAATGCCAACGAAGCTCCCGTGTCGGAGGCGAAACAGAACCGTCATATCGATACTCGAACTCCGAATCCAGCGCGATCACGGGTGCGCCCTCAACAACACGGATCGTCACGCCGTTTATGATAGCAGGATCGAACTTGACGTCCCCAGGCCGAGCACCAAAGATTCGCATGGCTGCGTTCGCGGCCCCATCTTCGATCTTCAACACCGGTTGAATCGCCGGATTCGTCAAAAGCACGTTGCTGTTGTAAACCGACGCGAGCGCATAACCCATCGCGGCGTTGATGTCGCCCGCAACCTGAAGCGGTGTCGGCACCGGCCAGCCGGTGGGCAGCGGCACCGTGATCGTGCCCGTCCCATCGTCCAGGTAAATCGTTGTCTCCATGGGTGCCAGAGCATACGGCCCGGCCAAACCCAAAATAACCGCAGGGACCGCCGATACCGGACCCGGGAGAAAAAGGAGACCGTCCGTGGCAGGGACCCATGGACCCACAAAGAAGCCATTGTTCCAACGAAGCTCATTACTGGCCGCCATGTACTCAATCTGGGTCGCGGGTGCCCCCTGGGCAAGATCAGGCTCGACATCCATGAGGGTTACCCCGGTGATTGCCGCAGCGGTCCAGGAAAGCGCATGAGAACGTTCTTTCCAACGAGCATTGATCAACATCGACTGATCGAGAGTCCAATTAGGCCCCCACATTCTTCGGGAATAACCAAAAGGTGGAACCTGTGTAAACTCGGCCACGGCTGTTTCGAAACCGCCGAAACGCCCGCCCTGGTTTCGGTACGCCGCCCGCAGCTCATGCAAAAGCTTTCGGTAGTCGTCGAGATCCTGGCCAAGGTTGTTGAACGTATCAATCTCGCGCCCGAACCGGCCTTCGGCACCGTTGAGTGTCACGGTCTCGATAAAAATATCGTCGTAGGCTTCCTGCCAGTCGTCATCGATGCTCTCAAGCGTCTCGGCGTAGGCAATGAGCCACAGTGCGTACTCCCTGACAGTCACGTAGCTGTGAAGACTGTTGTCCGTGATGCTGTTGACCAGCTTCACTTCGTTCTCCCCAAGCCCCAGATGACGGCTGAAAACTACGTTGCCGTTGACATCCGAAACCACGGACCCCGAGTAAACTCCGTTGAGGTACAGCGTATACGTCGTGGCCGCGTTGCCCGTCTCCAACCTGATCTCGGTATCGCCATGGCGATAAGGGACGACGATTCCCTTCGAATCCCAGAAAGGACCCGTAGGGATGGCCTTGATCATCTCCGCGTAGCGATTCACGCCAACAAGTGACATCAGGTGCCCCCTCCAAGACCTTTTTGCTCACCCGAAGGCGTGAGAAGCTGAGGGTCATCGATGATCGAGAACCGGGTATCGGCCTGGGTACTGTTGATCACCTTGAGCGCATCCACATAGTAGTACTCGTAGGCATCCGTACTGGTGAATGAACCATTGCCCACCGCGTGAACATCCACATCACCCGCATAGGCTGCGGGCACACGCCTTTCATCCGCGCTTGCAGACACAGACCCACGCATCCGGAAATCGGAGACCACGACCGAATCATGAACCGGCTGGTCCTGGAAAACCGCGAAAGGCCTGTAATAGAACCACTGGACCCTGACGCCCTGAAGATTGTACGTGGTCGCACCATTGGTTGAACCGACACGAAACTTTGCCGCCGCGTCGGTAAACCTCTGACTTCGCCAGACTTCGTTCCCATTGGCATAGAAATACAGATCGCTACCCCAGCGCAGGATCTTGAACGTGGACAAGCCCGTCGTCCAAGGCAGGGGCTTAATCAGTTCATCTATAATGACACCCCCGCGATAAATCTCACAGCGCAACACGAGCGTCCCGGGCGCAGCACCCAGCTCAACATATATTAGTGCGTGGTCATTGACACTAACCCAGAGGCTGAGAACCATGAGCATAACGACATCCGTGGGATACTCAGAAATTGGAGGCAGTGTAAAACGTACTTCGCCCTGGGTCGAACCCCACTGAGCCACGGATTCAACTCCTGCTGCCGAAAATGGGGCAGCCCCCGTTACCAACTCCAAGTGAAAAGGACCGGTACTGACCAAACCGGAGCCAAAGGAGCCATCAACCCACTTCACGGGGTCGAGAACAAGGCCTGTGAAG